ATTCTTAACCCAATCATCACTGGAACAGTTTTGGACCCTCTACAGCTCACTGTGGCTAAGAGAAAAGAAGATACACACAAAGACTTGTGGACAGTCTTCAACAAGATGCAAGAGTATATGCTACAAGGTGGAATCAGTCGTATCATCGAGAAGACAGATGAAGATGATCCTCAAGGCAGACTCATTGAAACACAAACTGATACACACAGAATCAGAGATCCAAAAAAACAAATCAAAGTAAATAGAGATTTACACAAATTAGCATTGGAGTTCATGTAATGACAAGATATGAATTTGAATTCGACATAGGATCAATGGTATGGACAATGATAGGTTCACAGGCAAAAAATGTAAGGGTAGATGAACATAATCTTACTGCTGCGATACATCTCTACAAAGATGGCAATCCTCTCTACAAGGTAAATCCTAACGTAGGTAGTGAGGTTCACCTTCTTGCACAAAAGCATCCACACGAGTTATTTAAAACTAAACCAGAATTGCTGGAATCATTATAGGAAAACACAATGGCAGAATACAAAGAAGAAGATTTTCAAACAAAATTTAACCTCGGAGATATCGTATATTGGATATCAGACAAGATCTATTCAGGTGAAGTTCTAAACAAAAAACTTTATTTCAGAAAAGAAGGTGAAGGACAAAATAAAAAAACAGTATCGCTTATTGAATACTATGTTCAAGGCTGTAATCACTGGGAAGAAGACAAGTTCTACTTCACACAAAAAGAAGCTGCACATGAATGGCTCAGACGTTCAGGATTAGAACCAGGACTCATCGATGGCTAGTGAAAAAATGGAAGAAACCGTATTCAACGGAAATCAGATTATTTCAATCGTAGCTGAAGCAGAAGCAATCAAAGAATGGAATTCAATCAGAATGTGGTATAAAGGTGTAGAAATCTCAACAACTGAACTCGAACTTGTATTCTATAATGCAAACGAAGATGAAGAGCAGAGACACTAAAAACACTGGAGAAAACATGAAAAGAGTAGAATTTCTGTACGACAAGCGTTTAGACAAGACACAAATCTTTATATGGGACGGCATGAGACTTATTGACACAAGAGAAGTCAACGGTCTTACAACACCATATATTGAAAAAAAAATTAAAAAAGAAATCATGGAAGAAGGATGGGAAAAGTGACAGCAGAAGAAGTAGAACCATATTGGAACAAACAAGTACAGCTATTGGTTGGCAAAACAATCGCCAAAGCAGAGTACATGACAAAAGAGAGAGCAGAAGAGTGGGACTGGGACAAGCAAGGGCTTGAACTTACATTCACAGATGGTACATCAATGTTACTATCTCAAGATGACGAAGGCAATGGACCCGGTTCAGCATTCACAAGCATTCCTGATCTTGAAACCATTCCAGTTATTTAGGAGAACCAATGACTAACAGTAAATTCAAACTAGGGCAAGAAGTATACGCAATGGAATCAAACGAACCAGTAAGATTTTATGTCGGTGCGATCCTTGAATGTGATGATAATATGTTTCTGTACAGATTGTCAAGAAACGAAAAACCATTATCATATATTGATGCAAGAGTTACAGGTTCAAAAGATTATACATTTGAAAGTAAAATATTTAATTCACCAGGTGAACTCAAAGATTCATTGTTCAACAGGGCTTTGGCATGAGAATAACTACATTTGAAAGACTCCAAGACATACTTCAAACAGTAAACCAACGACTCATCAAAAAAGTAATCGTTCAGCCAATGTCCTCTGGTTGTGATGAACCTGATGCCTTACTATTCACAATAGGTACAAAGAAGTACACAATACTTATTATGGATAGAGCACCAAGACATGCAGCTAATGCAAAAAGCAGAGTAATAGAATTTATTAATCTGTGGAACTCAGTGGATACACATGTTCCAATTACAAGACATCCAAAAGAGGATCGTTTCAATTTTAAAATCATGGAGCAATCAAGACTAAGAACATACGAATTCAAGGTTTATCATCAATCTACAGTTGTTGATAAAGCATGGGTACGTGTTGATGCAAGAAATCCAGAAGAAGCTAAAGAAATCATCATGAATGGTGACGGTGACTGGGTGGATTCAAAGCAAGTGGACACTCTTGACGGAGAATACGTTGATCAAAAAGAATGGACATACGAAATTATTTAAGGAAAAACATGGAACTATATAAAACAGCACAAAGCATGAATATTATGACCAGCTTCGCTATCGGTGAAGTGGTTTACAAGCTTTACAATGGTGAGATTGAAGAAGGAATTATTTCCAGAATTGATCTTAGAGTAGGTTTGTATGATGCAAATAAAGCAGATGAAGAACCAACTCTTACGGAGGTACTTTATTTCTATGATGACAAAAATGGAATTACTACAAATATGAACAACAATAGAGGCCTGATCTTCAGAAACAAAAAAGACGCTGCAAATCACATGCTTAAAGAAGCTGGATTTGAATGTGGACTGGATGACCTGAAGTGATAGAAGAAGTGGACTATCTAAAATTAGAACAAGATTTTAGAAAGTATATGTCATTTAAAAATACAGACTACATGACATCTGGTTCAAATAAAGATCTAAATCTACTTGCTGCTCTTGTAGACAATAGATATAAAAGTAAAGAAGAATTAAAATATTCTACATACACAATAGAAGTAGCACTTCCACTCATACAAGAAAAATTAAATGAAACACAATGGAGAAAAAAATGATTAGAGATTTCACAGAACCAAAGGACTTCCTTTGTATTTATCACGGAAAGTGTGCTGACGGATTCACTGGAGCATGGGTAATCAACCAGTGGGCAAAAGACAACGGACATACAGTTGAGTTTCATCCCGGAGTATATGGTGAAGACTATCCACCAATCAACATGAGACATGTGATCTTGGTTGACTTTTCTTACGACAAAGAAACAATGATTAAAATGTCAAGATTTTCTGCATCGATTACAGTATTGGATCACCACAAATCAGCAGAGGCCAACATGGTTGACCTTGAGCATCTAATGTACTGCCCATCAGAGATTATCTTTGATATGCAAAGTGCAGGATGCGAAATTGCTGCTGAATATTTCTTTAATGGACAAAGACATCCAAAGGTGCTTCATCACATTGCTGATAGAGATCTGTGGAACTTTGATATGAAAAATACAAAAGAAATTTCATCTGCTGTATTCTCGTATGAATATACATTTGAAAACTGGGACTACTTGATGAATCCAATGAATTACGATTCTTTGGTGAATGCAGGTAAAGCTATTGAAAAAAAGCACAACAAAGACATGCTTGAACTATTTGATGGTACACTTGTCTGGAGAGATATTGAAGTCAATGGAACTCTTCACAAGGTTGCTACATTCAACGTAGCTTACTTCCACTCATCTGAGTTAGGTAATCATGCAATGCTTCAGCTGGACACTCCATTTGCTCTATGCTGGTACATTAATGACAAAGATGAGTACAAGTATTCATTGAGATCTATAGATGGCAGAGAAGACGTATCAGAGATCGCCAAAGCATTTGGCGGTGGAGGACATAGAAACTCGGCAGGTTGCTCAAGCAAGGAACCGATATGGCTATAGTTGATAATCCTATAATTGATCACGACAAGATAAGAGCTGATATTCAAATCAGTCACATCGACAGGGCCCTCAGAAATGAATTTGAAGCAAAGGTTGCAAAACACATCACAGAAACAGTGATGCCACAAATTGAAGCAAACATTAAATTGTATGCTAAAGAGGCAGTAGCAGCATGGGCAACCAAGATGCAAATGCAGGAAAAACTTGGTGCATTTGACAGAGTGACCGAAGTTTTGGTAACATTCACTGAAAATATCATCAACAAAGTAGAACCAACACACTTTGAGGTTAAGGAAAAAACATGAAAAAATGGGTAAAAGTAGTACTATGGTTTATGGGAATCACATCGTTATCTGGTGTGGGCTTAATCCTTCTCGGAATGCAGATGCACAACAAGTCAGAAGAATTTGTTAGAACAGAAGGTCACTTCAAAGACGTAAAAACTCTTATGTCATCAGACAAAGTTCTTTGTTCTGGTTCTGCAACTGGTATGATTGTCGCTGAATACGACAGTGAAAAGCCAAGCTACTATCCCGTATGCTCACCAATGTTTGGTGAAGCAACAGTAGGTAAGTGGAAAGACTAAAACATCTTGCAAGTATATGATATCGGTTACTTCAACTAGGAACTTTGGGTCATGGGTTCGAGTCCCATTCCCTCCACATTATGGAGGGATAGCTCAGTTGGTAGAGCAAAAGTATGAACATACCGTTACCACCCACTTGCAATCTTAAAATACAAATAACTTGGGACATCGTGAACATCCCTGAAACGCATGCACATAACAGCGTAAGTTCTATCTGAGTATGTAAATACAAAGACGTAAAGTGAATCAACGCAACGATTCTCCTTCATTCTATGAAAAGTGATAGAAAAGCAGATGAGAAGTCTGCATCACTCCGGGTATGGTCGGCTAGGAGTGAACATGTCGTAGAGAAGCCTAATACTTTGACGCGACACCAAAACCGCACCTATGCGTAAAAAATAGGATGATTAGCTTATTATTTGACAGCTGGAAAGACAGCAAAACCTTAATGGACATTGTTCATTAAGGGTTGTATGCTTGGGATCATCTTAGTGGTTCAAGACCCTCACCTTTGTTGTGGGGTAACGTAGGTTCAAATCCTACTCCCTCGCACATTCTTTTTATATAAGGTAAATATACGAACATGGTTACTTCCGCCCTTTGGGCATCACTTTTTGGAATTGACTTATACCGTGTATCACACATTTACCTTATATAAGAGGAACATGACATCGGTTACTACTCAGCAGCTGCCTCCTTCGGGAGGTCGCTACTACCAAACTTTTAATTTGATATACCGATGGCACCCTCCTCTACTTCGTACTACTATTTAAGGCAGATACAATCTGTTGGTTACTCCTCTATTGCTAATGAAATACCGACAGGACTCATCTGCTTTAAATAGCAGTACAAAGAAATCACACAAAAAAAGGCAACACATGACAACAACTGAACTTGAACTAAAGAGACTAATTTATGGACAAAGCAATACTATTGTGTTGTCAGGATTTAACAACTATTTTGATGCACTCAAAGAGATCGAACTCGTAAGAGGGACAATGGCCATTGAAGGTTATATCTTCAAATCTAATTTTGCAGACAGCAAGAAGCTTAAAAAGTTTACTGAAGCAGACTGGGCAGCAATGTTCGCACAGTATGCCTTGACTTACGGATGGTCAGACAAGTATCAACACATGACTGGAACCAACGCACTTGAGACACTTCAGGATTATGTTGACAATGATCCAGAGCCTAAGTTCAAAATGGAAGGCACAACGTCACCGGACATCTATTACACGGTAGAACCAGTGGGTCACTACAAAGTAGTACTTCAAGACATTGCAAATTCTAAAACAGTTCTCAGAGAGCAACAACTTCGCATCATCAACTTGATGCCAATTGAAGTAGTTGAGTCTGTGTACAAAGATACAACATTCACCATCAAAGAGACTGAGATCTTGTTCATCAAGAGACTCATCGATGCTGGTTCTAAAGTGTTTTCTTTTACAGAACCAGATCAGATTGTGAGATTCCTTGTATCGAACTTCAGAAGTAATGGTGAGCAGGTTACTGGTCAACTGAACAAAACAATTCTGAAAGACGTTCAACTCAAGATACCTACATCATTCAAGAAGAAAGTCTGGAAAGACCTTGATGCAATGAAACTCAAATTTGCAACTTCAAGAATGAAAAAGTATCTACAGTTCTGGAAGAGAATTTTCAAGCAGATCAAGTTTGGTTCTAATGCACAGATGTACAAGAGATACACTCAAGCATCTAAGATCAGAAACGTATTGTTTACAGATACGATTGCTACCAGAGCAACAGAGATCGAAAGATACAAGATGGAGGGTAACTATGACAGAGCATTACTCGAAGAGCTAAGAAACCCAGGTCAGATGCTTAGAGGACTACTCCAATACCTAAGATACAAAACTGGTGACAAATTAGCTAAGAAGCTAAATGTGAAACTTCCAAAAGAGGCAACAGTATTTACAGAGCTTCTTGGTAAAAAAGTCAAAGGACCACGCACTGTTCAGAAAGATGTACATGATGTATTGAATTCTGTAGAGTTTTATGATGCACTACTTGCAGTTAACACAAAACTTTTGTGGCAAGTGTATGGTATGGTGAAAAAAAGCAATGAACGAATCTTCGAGCCAAGATCTCAAAAGATCGTGAACAAGACAAAGATTGCTTACTCAACTCCATTACCGGGATTAGACAAAGAGCTTACCAAGATTGCAAGAAAGCGTATCAAAAATGCTATCAAGCAAATCAAACGTGAAGAGAACTCTAAGCTAGGAAACGTATATATCGATCCAGATGTAGCTAACTTCCCGATTCAATTCTCAGGAAGAGATGATACGTCATTGTCTCTATCTGGTCAGTACTTACCGACAGGTTCAAGAATCGACTTAGATCAAATCATTCCAGATAAAGACCTCAGCAAATCTATGTTGAGAATTGGTCTTGCTTGGAGAGGTTCAAGTTCATGTGATATCGACCTATCAATGAATGTTGACGATTATGGTGCAGTCTACTATGGTAGAAACGTCATGGAAAGAGGAGGCGAGATTATCGCTGCATCATCTGGAGACATTACATCATGTAGTTCAGAAATCTTTTCAACAGAGTTTATTGACATTGACCTTGAAGCATTTACAAAGCATGGCTTTAGCAAAATGTTCAACTCGGCTGTCATTTATTCTGGTTCAACATTCAAATCTTATGAGTGTTTCTGGTTCATGAGCGTGATCAAGAAAAAAGACAGAGTATCTCCAGGACGCAAGGTTAAAATGAAACTTGACGAAATGGATTATGCAGTTCAGATCACAGAAGATGCCAAGACAATGATTGGACTTATGTTCAACATTGAAGAAGGGTATGCTGAGGTTGCAAACATTCCAATGAAGAGTGGTAACTATCAAAATGCTGCAGGTATGGATACAGTCATGAGAGAAGCAATGGAAGGCTTACCTCCTAGACAAACGATTGCAGACGCACTAGCTATGGCAGTGAACAAGCAACAAATAGTAGATGACAGCGAATTCGCAGACATTGTTATCTCTACTCGTGATGAGATCGACATCAGTGAAACAGCTGAGTATATCCACCCTGGTAGACATGCTATCAGACTACAAGAGTTACTCTTCTAGTCTCTGGCTTTGATGGTCGAAAGACAAGGTTAAAGAGTCTCCACTCTAAGTTACCTGCAAACATCATGTAAGACCAGAGGTTCTAAGTTGTCACGTTCTAGTGGCAATATGACAGCCGATTGCCGGATTGGAAACGATACAGAGGTTGGTCGCTCAGGCAACATAGACCATAAGCCTATTAGAGTAGGCACCAACGAGCCTTAGCAATCCTTTCTTTAGGGCTCTGCGGAAACCATTCAACGAACCTTAGACTTGCATAGCTTAGGGTTCTGCGATATGATACACAGTTGAGGACAGGGGTAAGACCGCCCTGCAATCTTGGAGTGCTATTACAGTAGCCAGAGAGATTTAACCAGGGGAAACTAACCTTGGGAGTGACACCGGTTCACTGTGTATCAGCTATAATAAAGGGGGGAGAGTTTTTGGTTCTGTAATTATTGAATTATAGAACCAATGATTCACTTTAAAATAAATCTAAAGCTTGATTTACGGAGAGTTTTCTTTTTTTTGTTTTTGCTGATGTAACTTTACCACCAGAAAATCTATTACTACCTTTGTTCTTCGGATTAAACGGATTCACTCCATTTTTGTTGCCAAAAATATTTAATGGATCAACAGTAGCAAATCTTTTAGCTGGAGCTTTCTTAGCTACAGATGGTTTACGAACAGTTTTCTTAGCTGTAGTTTTTTTACGAACAGTATTAGCAGTGGTTTTTTTAGCACTTCTTTTCTTAGTAAGACTCTTAATAGCTTCTGCACGTTCTTTAGTGACAGTTTTTTTAACCGGAGCAGACTTGATTGCTTTATCGGACTTAACTGGAGCAGACTGAGCTTTTGTATTTAATGCCTTCACTTGTTTCGCTACTTTTTTTGTAACTCTAGCTGGATGAGGATCAACTGGGCTATAAGGTACAAAATTATCTTTAGGCTTCACGTAAGCTGGATGAGGATCGACTGGACTGTATGGAACAAAATTTTCCTTGGGCTTAACGTATGCTGGATGAGGGTCAACGGGACTATAATCAATATCTTGTGGAATAATCATGTGTGCATTGTTTGCAGGATCATTAACCCACCCATCATCTCTACCAGTACCAGTATGCTTCATGCCAGTTCCATTGCTTCCCTTGACAACTGGACGCATAATGTGCGCTGTACCATTGTTTCCTACAGCTTGAACAGATGGAGAGTCAACACCAAATGCAGCAGCCGGAACATTATAGTCAGGAATAGATGTAATATTTGGCATAGCAGGTGGAACAAAGATCTTCTTAGATGGTCTAGCCACTCGTGAAGCAATAATACGCTTCGGTTTCTTAAGTTTGCTTAAATAGCTACCAATAGATAGTTCGTCAGAGGGTATACTGTTTATATCCAATCCATCAAGAGTCAAGTTGTCTAAATCTACTAATCCAAGTCCCATTTTAAAATCCTAAGTATAATATTTTGTATCCATTATACAATAATTCCGTGAGTTTGTTTTGGATAGCTTGAATAAAGCTTCAACAAAAACAACACACACAAGGACCAAATCATGGACGCAGGACTTTTAATCATAGTATCGATCTCTGTTTTACTCAACATAGTATTTATTAAATTCAAATTTTCAAAAGGCAGAGTTATCGATGCCTTACTTGACGCAGCATTACTCGCAGGAGTTATGATTCTGTTTAGTGGGAGCTTCAGTGCGCTTGTCGTGGGTACAATGTCTTCAATGATGATTAGTATTTACTTATGGTTTTCACCAACTAAAATACCATCAATTGATATTGACACAGACAATGAAACAATCAATAAAACAATCAATAAATTAAAAAGTGATCCAAAAGGATTCGTAAAATCACCTGGTCAAGACTGGGAATGGTAAGGGAATAACATGAAAGCATTTTTACACATAACTGGCGCATTAGCAATCGGAGCAATGATAGCAGCAGGATTAACATTCCCTGCATTATTAATTGGAGCAGTAGTTGGATACTTTATTATTCAAGAATCAATGAGTGGTGGAGGAAGCAACAATAATCCATCAATTGATATTTACAGACAACCAACTCAAAGATCATCTAATGATCCTTGGGTAGGTCAAGATACTGGAACATGGTAAAACTACTTATTGTTTAGCCATGCCCAATACATATTTCCACCAGGAGCAGACTCAGGATATGTTTGATGCTTTTGACTTAACAAACTCAACAACGTATTGTGCTGATCTTTAGTAAAGATATTTTTACTAATTACTCCAGCAGAATCAGGAAGAGCAAAAGTATATGTTCCATCTTGGTTCTGACTAAAATATTTCAACTGAGTGCCTTGCTTCACAGCAGGGACACTTTGTTTAGGTGTAGGAGCAGACGGCTGAACAGAAGTTTTCTTTGAGCTGTAAGCACCAGAACCAGTGAACCGAGGCTTAAACTTTTGATGATAGTTCTGAATTAGTTCATAATCAGACTTGCCACTAATGCCTTGGTTTCGTATGTTTCTACGGATAATATTCGTAAGCTTACCAGATACAATTGCACGAGCACCACCAAGACCTTGATTGTGTCTAAGCCATCTAGTATAGTTGTTTACAGGTATATTAGATTTAGCAAGCTGTATGTCATAACGCTTCAATGCAGAGGACATAGCTTTTTGCTGAAGCTCTGGACTATTGATCATCTGCTTGGCAGTAACTCCAAACTTCTTAGCCCACATAGATCCTTCATCACCCTCTCGATATCTAAACTGGTAGATACCAACATAACCACTCTTATTAGGAGTTGTTATGTTTTTACCTCCAGACTCAACTTGAGCAAGAGTAGTTAAAAACGACTTTTGATCATCTGGAATTGAAGAGAAGTCAATACTTCCTCCAGAAGAACCATCACCATCATTGGTCATGTTTCCATATTCATCTGCAAGGTTACTGTAGAACTCACCTTCTTTCTGCTTGAGTAATGCCTCCTGCTGATACATTTTCAACAGTGTAGTTTCATTATCAAGAGCAGCTTGATCTATAGTATATGCATCATAAGGAGCTGCTTGTTCTCCAGACGCAGGAGATGAACTAAAGCCTAACCCCTTAGACTTCTCACCAAATGCTTGAGCCATTTGTTGATTTAGTTGAGCATTCTGTTGAGCAACAACTTCAACAGCAGGATCAACTCTTCTTGTAGCAAATTTTCTTAAATCAAAGTCCTCTTCCTCTACTCCTTGAAGTGGAGCAAGTTGACCATAATCAGTTACAAGCTTAGTATTCATAATCTAATCCTAAAAGAGATCTAATATATCATTTGATGGCTTACGCTTATTTCTTAGATTTGCAATAGCTGTAGCTCTCATTGCTTCAGCTTTTGGTGACGTTAATGGCTTATTACCAGTGGCAATAAGTTTCTCATTGTATGCAGAACGAGTAATTGGTCCTCCAGAATTTACAGTTTTGTCTCCTTGGAATAGCTGACCCCAACCACCAAAGTTTTTAGCAAAAGGATTACCAGAAGTAGTGCGTTGCATTTGTACCATTTGAGGCTTATTCAATACTCTCTTGACAGCAGCACGTTTCTGCATTTGCTTCTTAGGAGTCTTTGTTTTACCAGGCCTAAGTGGAGCAACTTTGTTCACAACACTATCTTTAGCCCACTTGTCATACGATGCACCATCAACATAATCCTCAGCTTCTTGAGTTACAGCTTCAAACATTTCAGGCTGAATACCCAGACCACCTCTTACAGTAGGAGTCGTGTCCATAGGTTCAACAATGCGTTGACCATTAATACTATGAAAAGCATCATCTAAAGGCATACCAGCACCCGGCCATGTTCCACCAGGTCCAGGACCATTTGGAATTCCAGCAGGATTAATTACATTTTTGTTTGCATCCCATTTACCATTTTGCAACTTAGGCTTTCGGGGAGTTTTTCTCCATGCACTACCAGCACCAGCATAGTGAGGATTTGCATTTTCTGGGGTATACTTTTTTATATCAAAATCAGCCATATCATTTTCCTTAGGAATTATTTTACATCTATTATACAATAATTTTAAATATAAATTAATATCAAAACTCTGTTATGGCATAGCCATTTAGTAAAAAATCAGTATAATAAATATACACTACAAACCAAAGGACGCAACACAATGACAGATTTAACCAAAGAAGGGTGTCAATTTATTGAAGACACACTCGTAGCCGCAGCAAGATATTCAGGGAACCAGAAATCACATAAAAAACAACTCTCAGCATCACAACTTGGAAACGATGATCTCCAGATTTATCTTAAGTATATGCATGGTGGAAAAGACTCAACACAGTTTGAAGCAAATACATTTGGTTCTATTTATCACCTTGGAGCAGAAGTAGCATTTAGAAACATACCTGAAGTTGAAACAGAATTACCTCTACAATATGCACTATCAAATGGATGGCTAATTACCGGAACTGTTGACCTTGTATTAAACAAATACAAAGTTATCGCAGACCACAAAACAACCACAGCTACATCAATTTCATCTACAATCAAAGATGGAAAAAATAGTTCATACGGACTACAGATGGGAGTATACAAATGGCTTCTATTCAAGAACAGACAAGTCAATGATTATTCAGCAGTTTTACCAATGGTAGACAAAGGCTTCTCGTACTTCAAGGCAAATAAGTTTAACCAACTTGCATTTGTAGCAATCGACACACATTCATTAGAAGATATCGAAGCAATGCTTCTTGAGAAAACAAACAAACTTCAAGAATATATTGACCTTGGAGTAGAACCAGCAGAATGTGCAAATCTGTTCTGGTACGCACCTAGAGGGCAGAAGAAAAAACGTATGAGATGTTTACATTATTGTGATCAAGCAGACAACTGTAAAGCATTCAAAGAAGACTATTCTGCACAACAAAGTGTAGCACAATCTCTTATGGGACTATAATCATGAGCAAAAATTATGAAGCACTTTACAATGAAGCACTCAAAACGATTGCTTCAGAGAAAGAATATTCAGCAAATCTTTACAGAATCAACGAAGATCTTGTAAAGCTGAATAATAAAATTTCAAAAATCAGTAATGAAACTATGTCAGACAATGTAAAAATGAAAGAAGTATTGAATCATGGAGCATTCATTGAATATAACAATGATCCATCGACTATAAAATTCATTCCTCTTTTGGCTGATATTACAAATATTATTGGAAATCCAGCAAAGCCAACAAAATTAATGTTCACATTCCAATTTTCAGAATTTCAAACATGGGCAATGAATCTTCATAACCTCATGATTGACAATAAAGATGCCGTTGAAATTATTAACAAAAGGGACTTAGAATAATGTCAAATAAACCATTCAAGCTTAGAGATCATCAAGAAGAAGCCGTAGAGCAAATCGAAGCTTGTCTGGCATTTGGTTCTGATAATCTCATTGTACGAGCAGTAACATCATTCGGAAAATCAGCAGTAATCGCCAAGGTTGCAGACATGTATCAAGACAGAGGTGTAATGATTGTTGTAAACATCACAGCCCTCATTGATCAAATCTCAGAGCACCTTGACCATTTCAACGTAGACCATTCAATACTAAAGGCAGGAAGAAACAGCGAGTTCGACCCTACTAAAAAAGTTCAAATTGTAATGGCACAAACCCTCAATGCTAGAATTGACAAAATAGAGTTCACTCACAAATTTGACATCTGGCAACAAGATGAGGCACATAAGGAATGGGATACAAAAAGAACCAGCACCATCCTCGAAAGTATCAAACCTGAAATCAAAATCGGTTATACAGCAACACCTTGGACAGCAGACGGATTCGCATTACCGGGTTCTGAAATAGTTGAAACAATCACAGATGACGAGTTAACCAAAAAAGGATATCTCGCACCGATTAATTACTATATTCCAAGATGGTCAGAAAAAATTGACTACTCTAAAATCAAGAAAACTGCTGGTGAATACAATATGTCAGCACTTGATTTGATCATTGGTTCTGAATCATATATCAAAGGCATGATAGAGTCAATGAATCAACTCAAAATCAAATCTGAGCAAAAGAAATTTCTTGTCTTCACAACCACAACAGAAATGGCAGACAGAATTACAGATGCACTCAAAGGAGCAGGATATGACGTTGAAGCCTATCACTCAAAAGTACATAAAAAGACCCTTGATAACATCATGGAGTCATTTAAAGAAAATACTCCCTACAAAGGTGCACACCAAGAAGACAAATCACTCTTCGATGAAGAGTCTGGACCACAAGCTCAAATCAGAGGATTGGTGTCTGTAGCTAAAATTGCAGTAGGTTTCTCAGTATCAGATATTGATGTAGGAGTAATCGCTAGAGCCATTGGTTCACGAAACCTATGGCCACAAATTGTTGGAAGACTCAAGAGAACTCACGATAGTAAAACTCATGCAGACATTCTTGACTTAGGAAAAAACTGTTCACGAAACGGTTTCCCTGAAGATCCCTACACTCCACCGGAGAAAACTGGACTCAAGGATCAAGATAAGATTTCACTCAATAATGCACTTGAACATCTAGCAATGGATCACATGACTGCAGCAATACAGTCAGACGAACCAGAGATCATGACCAGAGACAAATATAATCTCGTACTTGAAGAACTCAAGAGAAACAAAACTAGACTCACAGAGATGACACCTAGACAGCTCTCAGACAAACTTGAAGTCACAGACGACCCAGTTGAAATGATAGCTATAGCTTGTGTACTTTTTGACAAAATTCATTGTACAGAAATGCAAGACAAATGGGGCAGACCTACTAGAGGCTACATTCAAAAAAATACCAAAGAGGTTAAAGGCTTCCTGAATCCTGATTCAATATCGTGGATAGCGGAAGGTTGGGTTGAGACATTGGCTGATGAAAAAGAATACTATCGCAAAAAGTATATCAAAGCACTCAGAACCAGGATCAAAAACTCACTTATTGATAAATCATCAGTTTGGGGACTCAAGTATTTCATCGAATTTTTAATCAAAGAAGATGAACTTGAAAAACAAATTGTAGAGCAATCATTAGAAGCTCAAGAACCTATGAGAATTGAATTTGAAGGGTTTGAAGATGAAGTACCATTTTAAAGGATAAAGCATGGATTCATATTTTGAAGACCAGCTACTAGATAGCTGGGAACAGGCATACGAAGACGGAGACAATCCGGGCTGCATTATGGGATTTGGTGACTTACTAAGCGGAATACCGATAGTGTCATCACCCATGAAAGCAAACAATCACACTAAAAAACGCAAACGCAAAAAACCAACCAAGCAAGAACTTCTTGATCAACAAATCATAGACCAACTCGGAAACGTAAACTCTAATGCAGAACCAAGGGTTACGATCATATCAACACCAATGGGTAAGCAGAAAGATCCAATTCTTAAAATGTTTGAAAAAAGTGAAGAGAAACAAGAGATGGATGACTGGTTCTTAGAATGGCTTGGAATTGAAGTTATCAAGAAGAGACAAGATGACTTCTTCTTGGACTGGCTAGGCGTACCAAAGGCAACAACATGATTGAAACAGACGCAATTTTTCATACCGTATGGGAAAAAATGAGAGAAATCAAAAGAGACAGAAGAGAACCAGGTTCAGTTGTGGTATCTCATGAGATCCATCGAATCATTGCAGATGGTTACTATTCGGCAGGAAGAGATGGTAAATCATATCCATTCTTCCCAGATTTCTCAGTAATGGGACCGGACATGCACGATAAGCTGTTTGGCTTACCGTTGTCAACACTCAATACAAACAACAAAAACTATATCGAGGTCTTTGCTAAATGACAAAAGAACAAAGACACAAGGAAAATTATACATATAAGCCTTGTGTTGGGTGTATCTGGAATTGTGGTCAATGGTTGATGCGACCATCTTATGATGAACCAATCATGGAAGGAATTTGTCAAAAAACAGACGGTAACTTTACATACATGACGGATCACTATTGTCCATACTCAAAAAAAGAAGATAATGCTGAAATTTTAAGAATGGTATCAAATACATTGAGAAATACAAAACTGAAATCATTTGAAGAAACACTTGAGCAGGGACTAATAGATTACAAAAGGAAAAGAAAATGAAAAACGAAGACATATACATCAGACCAAAGGCAAGACTACTACACGCAACACCACTAGCAATCGCTGACGTTGCTGGTAGAAGTGCTTACGACAGCTTCGACAAGGCAGAGCATGACTTGATCAAAAGTTTCCCTTTAACGGGTGCTCTACCGTATGACATACCATCATCAAAACTCTTGAACCAGTTGGCGTGGGTTAGTTTTCATCACAGTGTTCTTGAACATGTGACTTTAAACTTTCACCTTACGAACCTTGGACGAGGCGTGTTACAAGAACTCGCTCGTCACAGAATTGCATCATATACTGTCAAAAGTACACGATACACAATGACACCAATCTTATGCATGTTTGCAATTTCACAAATTGAAAAATATGGATCAAAGTATTTTGTTTTTGAAAAAATGATGAAGCAATTAAACTTCTCAATTATCAAGAACCAGACACTACTTGGTGATGAAATTCATGGTATCTATGTGAAGCTAGAGTTTTACGTCAAACAAATGAAATACAATCAAGCATCTAAGTATCTATCTGGAGCACAGAACGATATTCTTGAATCACACGATGTATTTGATGACGAAGACCCGATGGAGATACTCAACGCAATGCTAGAAGCCAAAGGCAAACGCAACGCAGGTGATGACTTCAAGGGTATTGTTACAGACAACTTTAAAACAGAATTAGTTTGGTCAATCAACCTGAGATCTCTCAAGAACTTTTTAGACCTAAGACATTCGGGAGCAGCATGGTTCCAAATCAGATGGCTCGCAGAGGAAGTACTTGCACAAGTACCAACAAAATACAGAGAATTAATCTGGAAAAAGGACACATAACATGACAACATTAGAACATATTTTTAAACAATTTGAAGACAGAGTAGCACCCACTACACCGGACGAACAGTACGCAACACTAAAGGCTGAAGCTGACATCATTGGAGCTAAACTTGCAGAGCTAAAAGAAGCAATCATCGAGAACTACAAAGAAGATCCAGAAAGTGTAACTTCTGTTGTGGTAGTACCCGTCAAGGGGAAAAAAACAGTATCTTGGGCAAAGGTTGCAGAAGAAGCAAAAGTTGCAGATAAAATCATCCAAAAATATACAAAAATTGGAAACCCAAGCTACACAATTAAACAAAAAACAGCAGAACAAGAAAAAGTAGGAGATGGTAAATTCATCTCCGCATAAGGAGCACACAACATGGCAAAAATATCATTCAAACAATTACCCGACTATTTCCTAGAACCAACAACTATTGAAATTACAAGCTTATATCCAAACTCAATGGTTTTTGAATCATACGCAGAAGGGTCTGGTCACGAATCATTTTGTACATTGATTCCAAAAAGACAACAGTGGGAAAATCTTCAAATTGGAGATAAATTTCTAGTCTATCTTGAAAAGTATATGGGAGGAGGTTCTCAGTCAGATAGAGAGTTCGGAAAACTCAATATTATCAAAAAAGAACCAAGACCTATTCCACTCGAATTAGATGAAATTCCAGAGGTTGAACTTGCAGAAGAAGATTACATTGTTGAGGATGCCCCACAGCCAACAATATTGGATGAGGTATATGAATCCCTTAACGAGGGTCAGAAAACGGCATACAACGCAATCTCAGCTTCTTATAGTGGTAATTCAAACGACACTCTATTCTTTATCACGGGTTCACCGGGAACAGGAAAATCATATCTATCAAAAGCAATCATGCTCTTTTTCAAGTCCAAAGGTAAATCTATCGTAGCAATGGCACCAAGCCACAAAGCTAAGAAAGTATTAGCTGAAGCACTGGGTCAAGAAGCAACAACTGTTGCAAGATACTGTGGCTACACAATGGAGAACACCGACAACCCATCGATGAACGATGAAGGTGATTTTGTAAAAAGTCGTGACACAGATGAATGTTATTTAGCCATCGTTGATGAAACTTCAATGGTGACAGATCTAAACTTCCAAGAAATTAGAGAGTCTGCACAAATCGTAGTTGCCCTTGGTGACAAAGATCAACTCAAAGCAATCAACGAAGAGTCAGCAAATCTTAGTGATGCCATAGTCCTTGAACTCACAGAACAAATGAGACAAGAGAACCTAAACACAGCACTCTACAAAAATATTCAAACGATCAAAGGTCAAATCAACAAACCATCAGGATTTCAATATGAATTCGATGAGACATTTGAGGTGGCAGATAATCTTGTCAAAGAATATATTGCAGGGAACGTAGATGTCATCATCGCATACAGAAATGTATTCGTAGATGCCTACAACACAGCAATCCAAACAGAGCTAACTGGTGATCCATCACTCAAAGCTGGAGATAAAATCATCTTCAATAAACCAGCAAATGCAATCAAGGCACACGTAGACGTAAACGGAAGAGCAACCTATCCAATCATCAAAAACAATGGTGACACAGCTACAATCTTGAAAATCCATGACACTCAACCAGAAGTTGGAATTATCGTAAACCTAGACATTGGTTCATTCACAGACCAAACAAGACTTATCCTCACAAGAGATCAGTGGGCTACAAGAAGTTTTGTGTGGGAGCTATGGCTAAACTATTGGAAGCCAATCATGCAATGGAAGCAATTCAAAAGATTTGCAATCAATGCATCACTTCCTTTTGCAATCACCGCACACAAGAGTCAAGGCTCAACATACGAAAATGTAGGCATCAACATAGCAGACATTAACGCATGCTGGAAAGACGATGACAAAAACAGAATGCTGTACGTTGCCATGAGTAGAGCCAAGAACAAATGCTTGGTAAAACTCTAGTCCACGTTATGCCACTGTCACCCCATCCCCCCTTCCCTGCAATCTCGGACTTGTCCGGGGAGATTGCATGGAGTATTTTCTCAGTTTAGAAAACCTTCCTTTAGAGGTTTTCCGAAGAGTGATTGTAAAAGTAAACCTCGTTTACCAGATAAGTCAATTTCGTTTACCAGATAAGTAAACCTCGTTTACCACATAGGTCAATTTCGTTTACTTATCGTAGAAATATCATTTTCAGACCACATTAAACTTGGTTCTGTACAATACAAATAGAGTAACTTTAATGAAGCGTCCAAGCTTATGCACTTCACTCGCTAAGTAGAAATACTTGGCGTTTCATTAAGGTTATGAAGATTAAATGTATAAGTTTGGACGCTCTCATTTAATCCTCCCTCCTTTCAATCAACACGAAAGAATTCATTTTGAAAAAACAGATCAAAAAATCCATTGATGGATTTGGAAATGATGGTAGATTTCAAGCATATTATTTTACAATATTGCAGGAAAACAACAAACAAAAGCAACCACAATTTACTGTTTCCGAATTAACAGTGGTTCTAAAAATGGCACACAAATCTTTTGGATATCAAGAACCAGTTTTTGAAATCCAAATGGGAACAAAAGAAGTCATGGATCTACTGAACTGCAGTAAACCAAAAGCCATGAAAACACTATCGAATCTGAGAGAACTCAAACTTATCAAGCGTATAGAATGGCAAAACTTTGGACCAAAACAAACATACAAATACAAGGTTACGCTTCCAAAAGGATACAAGATAGATCTTGGTTCTGTTTTGACCGAAGAAGAACCCTCAAACAAATTTTTTTAAAGGATAAGAATGACACTAGAAGAAATACTTGATGACCTCGAAACAGCAGGTGAGAAAAAAACAGACAGATTAATCTGGCAGACAGCACTCATGTATTATGGGTCAATTTTATTAAATATGATACAGATCAAAAAACATGAAGATGTAGATACAAATGAGAACATTAGATTCTTTGGACTCATCATCTCTGGTTCTGGAAGTGGAAAAGATTATTCTGCAAAAACCATAGAAAAGTTGATGCCTCTTGGCAACTACAAGAAGCGTATGAAAGAACGTATCAATCAAAACTTTAGTGAACTACCAGAGTTTAATGCTGAGGAAAAAGAAGAGATACTCAGATTCCTACCAACAGGTCTAAAAACTAACGTAGAGGGTACACCAGAAGGTTTATTCATGGTAGCCCTAGCCCAACTATCATCAGGCTATGGATCGCTTAATTTGTTCAACTCAGAGTTCTCAGATGTTATTGAATCATCCAAGGCACTATTGGACAGACTCAAGCAATTATATGATGGAGAAATGGGAGCTAAGGTAATTAAAGGTGGAGAGTTCTCAAACAGATACGAAGACCTCGAAGACGTAATATGTAACCTACTTGTTATGACTACACCAAAAGGATTCTCGGCATCTGGACGCAAGAACCTAGAGCAACTTGTATCATCAGGTATCTACAGACGTACTATCATCGTAGACACTGGTTCTGAAGTTAAAGATATTGAAATGAATGAACAGAGAACCAGATCCAAACCATTGAAAGACTGGTTCTTAAAAATAGCAACTGAAAATCTACAAAAAAGAATTGATACAAAAATCCATACTTTTGATGGAATTATTATGCCTCACACAGAAGAGTATGAAGTGGAGTCCAAGAAGCTTATGAAGGAGCTTGTAGATAGACGCAACGAAGACAGACTGGATGACCTCAAGGAGCATGATACTGGAGCTAAGGCAATAATCATTGACTTGTCCTACATCATAGCATTCCTTGAAAATGCAGACAAAGTTGACATCACTCATCTATTCAAAGCAAAAGAGTTCTTCTATGAAAGCAGAGAGTCCTCTTATAGGATTTTAAAACCACAGTTAGCCCATAAGATTATGTTTAAAATCTTGAATGAACGAAATGGTCTTACAATTACTGAAATGGCAGATATTGATAATGCTGTACCAGTGAAAGCAACAGCTATTGCAGACGCAATCAGTAACCTCAAAGAGATGTGTTATATTCACAACAAACACCTCAAGATAGCAACTGGAGCAGTAGTTAGATACAGTGTAGATGATCTCCCGGTAAACAAGCTAGATGAGATTATCCTATCACTATCAACAGATGACAAAGGCGCACACTGTATTGATTACAGACCAGTACTAATCCAATGGGAAGACGTACCAAAACTTGTCATATCAGAAAAAGTAGACAGTTTCACTTGTTGTCATTATGAACCAACGAGACAAGCTGCCAACGGTCATAGAAAACAAGAGAGTTTTATTGAAGAACAAAACCTTATTGCATTCGATATTGATGAAAAAATGTCCATCAAAGATGTTCAAGCAATACTCGCACCATATACATACTTAATCTATACAACAAAATCACACCAGATTGACAAAAATGATCTTGGTGTGATCTGTGATAGATTTCGTATCTTGATGCCTACAAAAGTTAAATTCTATGTAACTCCAGACCAACATAAACTCATGTATGAAAACCTAGAGATCATGCTTGGAATTACAGCCAATGATGTCAAGACTAGAAACGTATCAAGAATGTTTTTTACAAACCCGTCAGCAACAATATTTGAGAACCAAGGTGACTTGATTGATGTAGGATGTTGTATCCCAGATACGATCTCCTCAAATCATATCATTCCTAATCTCGAAAACGTAGCACAAATGGAAGCAACTGGTGAAATGGGTAAACGTGAAGCAGGGATGATGAAATACATTCTTACTCAAGCATCTGAGGGCAATAGAAACAACATGTTGCACAACTACATGATGTTCTTATTAGACATTGGTTCTGATGATATCAGAGGCAAAGTATTCTACTTGAACGCCATGCTAAACTCTCCATTACCAGACCACGAAATAGAAACAATGTTAGTCGCTCGAAGACTATAAATATTAAACAAAAAGGGGTACAATATATGGCTGAACAAATTAAAATCTCACGATACAATTACGAAGAAATGATGCCAAATGCAGAAATGAAATTTGCATCACTTATCCAAATGGCTTACTGTCCATACAGAGATGGTCACATCGGAAATGGTCACTTCGGAATGAACAGATATCTCTATTTTGATGACATTATATCTATGATGGAGCGTAAAATTAGAAGTGCTTCTGGAGCATCCGTTGATTGGGTCCCAGGAACAAGAACCAGACAAAACATCGCAAAGTGGAACAAGATGCTGGAAACAGCAATGAAAAACAAAAATATTCAAGCAAACAAAGCAAAGGAAAATTAATGGCAATAGTCACAAGTATAGTCGGTAAATCCGGTTCAGGTAAAACAACAGCAATGAGAACACTCACCAACCTAGATGAGATCTTCATCATTAGACCATCAAAAAAACCATTCCCGTTCAAGGCAGGAAAGTTTAAAGCATGGGATAAAGAAACAAAATCAGGTCAGTATATTTACACAGATGATGCAGGTTTCGCAATTGCAGCAATGCAAAAAATGGTTGAAGAAAATGGCAAAAAAGTAATCATCATTGAAGACAGTACGTTCTTTATGACAAACTACTTTATGGCAACAGCTATGGAGACTGGTTTTTCAAAATTTACACAAAATGCACTAAACTATTTCAACATCATTAAAGCTGCAGAAAACCTACCAGAAGATGTAAGAGTGTATCTAATCAACCACATCGAAGATGGTGCAGATGGTTTCCAGAAAGTGAAAACTATTGGTAAGCTTCTTGATGAAAAGATTGATATTCCTTCACTCTTGACTGTGGTTCTACACGCAACAGTTAGTGATGGTAAGCACATGTTTCAAACCAACAAAAAAACATCTATGGATATTGCAAAATCTCCAATTGATATGTTTGATGCAGAGTATATCGACAATGATCTACAAGTTGTAGACGATGCGATCAAAGAGTTCTACGGAATAGAGTAGGTCTGTCTTGGCTTCCATTTGGTATAAGTCCAGCAGAACCAATGGCCATTGGGTCAAAACAAATTATTAAGGAGACAATACATGTCAGATTTAAACAAAGATTTCCTAGCAGGAATGGGACTAGATGCAGCAACAGTTGCAGCGACAAAAGAACAAACAGTAGGCGCAGGATTCGAGGTCGTCGATTCAGGAGCATACAAAGCAACAGTTAAAGAATTATTCACATTCAAATCTTCTGGTGGAGCATTGATGATGAAAATCACAACTCACCTTGAAAAAGAAGACAAAGATATTGAAGAGTATCAAACAGTTGTCAACAAAGACGGTAAACCAAATGAAATTGGTCAAGCAACATTTAGACACATTATGGATGCAGCATGTCCAACAGATCAAGGTGCGCTTTCAAATAAAGTTGAAAAAGTTAAAGCTTACAAAAAAGAAGTTGACGGTACGGTTGTCAAAGGTCTTGATGGTAAGCCATTCATTGCACTCGTTAGAGCAGTACATGAAGAAGGCGCAAGCTTTGCTGATTACAACATTGTAGAAGCATTCGCAAGAGTTGATGGTACAAACTCTAAAGGTGAAGATCTTCTCGAAACTTTCAAAACTAAGATTGAAAAATCTCCAGTTATGCAAAGAAAATCAAAAGGTGGCGGAGCAACTGCAGGTGCAGCGGCAACCACTGGAACAACAACAGCATCAGGTCAATCTGTAGCAGACATGTTGTAACCAACAGAATCAAGGCGTGTTTGTCTTGGTTCTGTAATCAGGAGAGTATACAGATTTTAAATGTGGTGTACAAGTAAAGACCGGGAAGTAGTTTGCAAACTATTCCGAACACCTACTTATGCAAGCGTTTATTACGAGTGCGATAGATGGGTATACGAACTATTTGAGGGTAGCGAATAGAGAACGATGGGAATTCGAAGGTCAGTTCGAGGCTGACTATGCTGATGTGCCGAAAGCAGATCAAAAACAATAAATATTTATGGAGCAGAGAACTACAAGCAAAGCTGCCGCCACAAGCAAGGTAGAAATTGGCAACTCTGCTCTAGTAAATATTTAATGTTATTGAATAGATCCTCCACGAAAAAAATTAAAACAGTTGTGTGTGTTAATTGCAAAGGGAGGATCTATTGAGTAACAAAGGAGAACCAATGACCATTATATCGTTTGATCCAGGACTAACTGGAGGACATGCAGTATTCGGAAACGGAAAATTGATGTACGCAGGTATTATGCCAATCAAGAAAATTGAAACCAAACCAAAGCGTATGGTACAAGATCTTAAAGATGGCAAGAAGCAGTATGTTAAATCTGGACCCAACAAGGGAAACCTAAAGATGAAGATGAAATCTGCAGCAAAGTATAAGACTGAACTCGACACAATTCAAGTTCACGCACTAATGCAGAACCAGGACTTCATAGTTATCGAACAACAGAATCCAAGACCGGGTAACTCAGCTGCCTCGTCAGCATCTACAATGAAGAACTTTGGCAAACTACTTGCCTGTGCAGAACTAAGTGACGCACAGCTCATACTCGTAACGCCTGGAGTATGGAAGAAACATTATGGTTTATCTTTAACGCCTAAAGAGAAGAAGCTTCTCACAAACACAGAGTACAAGCAGATGTCAATTCAGAAGGCTTACGATATCACAGAATGGAACACTTCATACGATGGTATCGCAGATGCTATTTGTATTGGAAGCTGGTTCTTTGAAAAAAGGAAAGCAGATGACAAGATTTAGAATCAAATATAACAATGTAAATAATTTATATTATTTTCAAATACGTCATTTTTTATGGTGGCGAAACGTATATGATCCAGTCATGTTTACAAACATCTCATCTGCAAATAGAGCACAGTGCAAAAACAAAGCAAGAGACTGGATTGAATTAAATGAATGGAGCTAATAGATGACTAAAAAAGAACGCATCAAAGAGTTAGAACTCGAAGTAAAATATCTCACAGAAGACAACATTAAAACAAGTGGTCTTTATCGAAAATATGAAGATAAATATTATCGAACCAGAGTGAAATATGAAGCACAACTGGTTAACGCTGAATCACTTGCCAAAGTTATTACAGATGCATCATCTGTACACATGGTTGATCAAAAAATGCTACTTGAAAAGATTGAACGACTCATGGGCTACAACACAGAGCTTGAATCTGAAAACTTTAAAGTAGTCAATCACAATGAAAAGCTTGAGGTTGAACTCAAAAATGAAAGATATATCAACGAAATGTTGATGACCAATGACGAATAAATATCCTGAATTCAGAGAGAACAATATCGGATTAACCATTATTAAAATACCAAGGACGCAAATGAAACCAACATTCAAAAGTAGTGAAATACAATATACGATAAGCAAATTCCCAGGTGGTGAACTTAACATAAGAGTAATGGTAGGTTCTCGAAAAGATGACTATATACATCTTAACGGAAGCATCACATCATCTGAAGCTATCATCGAGCTAGTAATGCTAGTTGATGCAATCAGAAGATGTATCACTGATACAAAAATTATACTTTTCACTCCGTATGTTCCGTACAGCAGACAAGATAGAGTATGCAATCAAGGTGAAGCACTTGGCATCAAAGTCATTGCTGATATCATCAACTCATTGAATCTTTATCAAGTAGTCACACATGATAATCACAGTGACGTATCTACTGCGCTAATCAACAATTGCTTCAATGTCGAGCTACACAAGATAACATCACTTGTAGATTTGATCCATGATGGTATATACACACACCTGGTATCACCTGATGCCGGAGCAATCAAGAAGATCCAAAAACTTGCACAACGTGTTAATCTTCCTATCATCAAAGCTGATAAAGTCAGAGAAGTATCAACTGGAGAAATTCTAGCTACAGAGATCCATACAAAGTATATCGAGAATGCTAGAGTACTAATTGTCGATGATATCTGTGATGGAGGAAGAACCTTTATTGAACTTGCAAAAGTACTAAAGGCAAGTAATGTAGCAACAGTAGATCTATATGTAACACATGGCATCTTTTCAAAAGGTGTACAGGTTCTATTAGATGAGGGAATAGAGAATGTTATTACTACAACATCGATTCCAAAACAAGACACAACACAACTTACAGTATTGGAGATTTAATGTTAGAAATGGACCCGTACAGAAGATCAACAAATACAATCAGTAGACTGTTCAGAGAATGGAACACTCATGATGGCATCATCATCGGTGTAGATTTTGACGATACAGTATATGATTGTCACGACAAAGGCTTTGAGTTTGGTGTGCTGATCAAAGCAATCAAAGAAGCTCAAAAAATGGGATGCACAATATGTGTATGGACAGCAAACAGCGACACCCAGAAAGTCAGAGATCATTTTAAAAAAATCGATATCACTATAGACTACTACAACGAAAGCCCAATCAAGCTCGAAAAAATGAACACGCAAAAACCATACTTCAATTTATTGTTGGATGACAGAGCAGGTTTAGAGTCAGCATACATCGCCTTAAGAGGCGTTATCGAATTAAGACAAAAATACTATGAGACATAAGAAAACAATCTTAGAATGGGCCTCTTCCGCTCCTGGTACAGGTATGTGGATACATAAAAGATATCCAGACTCCTCATGGCAACTTGCATCTACTGATAATATGTGCTGTTTTTATGAAGGATGTGACTATGTTGTTGATAACAATAGAGCTGCTAATAACAAACAGATATCAGACAATCTATATAAACTAAAAGGTAAAAAATATTATGAATAACCCAATCCACGCAACAGACTTTTACAAGACTGGACACTTAAACCAGTACCCTAAAGGTACGACAAAGATTTACTCAAACTTTACACCAAGATCAGCTAGACTATTTAATCACTCAAAATTATACGACAACAAAGTTGTTGTATTTGGATTACAGATGTTCATTAAAAACTTTCTTATTGAAGAGTTTAATAATGACTTCTTCAATCAACCACTAGAAGATGTAATCATGCGATATCAAAGACGCATGGATGGTGCATTAGGTGTAGGAGTTGTTAAGACTGACCACATCGAAGCATTGCACAAGCTTGGCTATTTACCATTGTTAATCAAAGGTTTGCCAGAAGGTGGAAGATACGATATCAAAGTACCTCACCTTACAATTACAAACACAGAACCAGAGTTCTTCTGGCTAGTTAACTACTTAGAAACTGTGTTGAGTACAGAAATGTGGAAGCCTACAACAACTGCCACAACAGCATTTGAATTTAGAAGAGTGTTTGAACACTGGGCTAATGAAACTGGTGGTAGTGCTCAATTCATTCCCTTCCAAGGGCACGACTTTTCGGCAAGAGGATTGTCAAACAGAGAAGATGGACACAAGGCTTCAATCGGTCACTTGACAAGTTTTGTAGGAACAGACACTATTCGAGCAATCGATGGTGCAGAAGACTTCTATGGTGCTAACTCAGATGAAGAGCTAGTTGGAGTAAGCGTCCCGGCAACAGAGCACTCGGTTATGTCAATGGGTGGAGAACTCAACGAAAAAGAAACTATCAAGAGATTGATTACAGAGGGATACCCATCAGGTATTATCTCAATCGTTTCTGACACTTGGGATTTCTGGCACACAATCTCTCAAACCACAATCGAATTGAAAGATGAGATCATGGCTAGAGATGGTAAGGTTGTCTTTAGACCCGACTCTGGAGATCCAGTAGATATTATCTGTGGTGATCCATTACACCCTGACGAGAATGCTCGTAAAGGTGCAATAGAAGTTCTTTGGGATATCTTTGGAGGCACAATTAACTCTAAGGGTTTTAAGACCTTAGATAGCCACGTAGGACTTATCTATGGTGACTCGATCACTCTTGATCGTCAATGGTCAATTTTGGAAAAACTTGCATCCAAAGGATTTGCTTCTGACAATATCGTACTAGGTATTGGTTCTTATTCATACCAGTATGTGACAAGAGACTCTTTAGGCTTTGCAATGAAAGCAACGTATGGAGAGGTCGATGGTGTTGGTAGAGAAATCTCCAAAAATCCAAAGACAGATTCAGGAACAAAGAAGAGTGCTGTAGGATTACTACAAGTACTTGATGGTATCTTGCAGGACAGAGCATCCAAGTCAGCAGAAGAGGACAGTGAATTAACTGAAGTCTTCAGAGATGGTGTCTTGACCAAAGAAGTAACATTACGTGAAATCAGAACCAGACTTGTAGCAAGTTAGGCACAAGATGTCATTTGCTGAGTTTGCTTTAAAACATTTCACAAGATCAAATATACAAGTACTATTACCCATGCACGTAAAAGACAAGCATGGTGTATATCACTTGTTCGTGGCATAGTTCAGTACACGATTGGTAACTATTGTATTTAGTGCAGTATATCCAGAAGTCGAACACTTATAAGCCCACAAGACCAGGCTGACCCGAAAAGCCATATCAATGCGTTAGGTATGGTGAGCCTTAGTAGATTCTTGGGATCAAAGGTGATAACGAATGAAGTGACCTATGCATTGGGTTTTATCGCAAAGTGACCACAGCAACGCACCAGTGGTGTTTCTACTACGTCTTGTCGTAAAGACGTTAAATTTCTAACAATGATTCCTTTAAAACTTTAGTCGGTTGAGCGGATCGGTCCATCACCCAACCTCTGGGATGCTTAATGACTTAAATCTTTAGCGAATTTGTTTCTATCGCAGCAATGCACATCATGAAACACTAACGAGAACGGTCCGATGATAGTGACGGAGTTTAGCAATCTACCTATCAGGCTCGCAAACATGGCAACTAGAAGATGGCGACTCATAAATAGACTAGCGAGTTGCAACGACAACGAGCCTTTCAACTTGGCGGGGAAGGGCTCTGCGTTGTTTTATGTCAAACGCGCAGATAGCAATGGTCGAATGATCATAGAGGTGCAACCCCTTAACTTGGCTGTATCAATGTATTTAGGTCGCTCTTAGATACTTTTTACGAAATTCGGGATCGCTTCCCGGAGAAATCAACTATCACTCACAACAGTAATCATTATGGAAATACTATATGGACATATTTTAGATCCCACTATTGATTACTGTTTTGAGTGATAAAAATAAAAGGATAATAATGGAAGAAATTTTTGTACAACCAGCAGAACTAGAATCAGCAAGAGCACTTTGGAAAAAAGTTGCAACAGAAAACGACTGGGATTCAGATCCCTTTTATGTACAAGTATGGGTAGATGATACTGGACTTGTAAAAGACAGTGTATCCTTCAAAGGTATGGATCACGACATATTCTTACCTGCAGAAGAAGATGAGAAAGAGGAGTATTAATGAAGCCAACCATAGAACAACAATCAATTATCGATGAAGTTCAAAAAAAGAGCTGTAAACTATTAAAAGTTGAAGCCAAATCAGGCTCAGGAAAAACCTCAACTCTTGTCAGTATTGCTGATGTATTGAAACCTAAAAATGGTATCTACCTTGCATTCAATAAGCATATCGCAACCGAAGCATCAAAGAAGTTTCACAAGGGAGTAAAGTGTATGACAACACACTCTCTTGCATATCAAAACACAGTAAGACAGCTCGATCTTAAAGTCGGCTGGTTTAATTGGAAAACGATTACCAAGAGAATGAGATATGAATTCAAAATTTTTGTAATTGACACAATGAATGATTTCTTTTTGTCCAAATATACAAACTTTGCAGAATTTGTTGTAGAAGAAAAAAAACAACATAGAGATATGGATATCATTCATAAAGATATTTACAAGTTTGCACACTTCTACATTAAAGAGATGTTTCAAGGTAAAATCGAAATCACTCATGCTGGTTACTTAAAAATGTATCACATGATGCTCGAAAAAGGTAAGCTAGTACACAATGAGTTTGATCTCGTTATGCTAGATGAAGCTCAAGATTCTGCACCAGTAGTATTGGAGATCTTCCAACTATTACCAGCAGTAAAAAAAGTCATGGTAGGAGATCCCTTTCAATCAATATTCAAATTCAACAAATGCGTAAATGGATTTGAAGAATTGCGTGATAAAGGTACATCAAAACCAATGTCACAAACCTTTAGATGTAATCCAGAACTTGCAAAACAGGTGGAGAATTTCATGCAGAAACATGCTGATCCTGAGTTTGCCTTTGTAGGAACAGAACCAGCTGATGACATCATCAGAACAGTAATGTATATCTCAAGAACAAACTCTTCTCTAGTCGGTAAAATTATCGAACTAATGCAGGGCGGTGTCACATTCAATATGGCACGAAAAGCTAAGATAGTGTTCGAGCTGGTTCTAATATTGATTCACCTGAAGCCTGGTGGAAAAGTATTCTCGTCTGAGTGGAAGTATCTTCAAGAAGATGCAGATGAATGGAACAACGATGCATTCTTGAAACAAGAGTACAGTTCAGCATTCAAATACATTTCAGAGAAGTACGGTGAAGAACCGGGAATCAAATCAGCCATCGGTGTTATCGGCACTCATGGTAGAAAAAAAGTTCTTGAAGCCTATGAGTTTGCAACCAAGCATGAGAATGACAAAAACCATAAAATCACAATCGGAACATGTCATTCACTTAAGGGTGCAGAAGCAGACAAGGTTCATATCTTAGATGATGTGAATAATTCAATTCGTGATCTCATCGAAGAGAAAAAAGAACTGTGGGAATACACAGAAGCAGACAAAGAAAAAATCAATGTTGTTTATGTTGCCTACACAAGAGCAGCAAAACAACTCGTCAACGCAGAGTGGTTAGAACCACTTGAAGAAGATGAAATATGATACAATATCATTGGTTCTTCTGATGACATGTATTTTTGTGGCAAGTTTTATACTTGTCACAAACCTTCTATAAATCAAATAATATTTTGGTATCATTTTATTTACAGAAATTAAAGGAAAATCAGTGCAACACAAAAAACAAGCATTCAAGTTAATCGAAGAAATTGTTCATCAGAACCAGACCGTATGGAATAACCCTAGAGGACAACTTGATGTTAAGCTTCAATATGACATGCTACGTGAAGAGCTTGAAGAGTTTAAAGATGCATCAGATATGGTAGATTTAGCTGACGCAGCATTTGATCTATGGTATGTTGTTATAGGAACACTGAACCAAATTGGTTTCACTCCATCACAAATGGTTGATGGTCTTCAAATTGTACAAGATGCAAACGCACAAAAGTCTGGTGAAAAAGACGCTAATGGTAAAGTAACTAAACCAGAAGGCTTTGTTCCACCAGAGGTGAAACTTCAAGCTATTATAGATAGATTTTAATTCCAGTCAAGAATCAATCCTTTTCCACCTTTCACTGTATCAGTGATTGGATTTGGAAGCAAATTGTATATTGGTGGAGTAGTCAATGTTTCAAAAATATTACTAGGATGCAAAAAGTGCATTCTGTTTACAAGTGAATCTATTGGCTGATAGTATGAGTCATCAGGTGTAGCAACATCTAATCCAGCTATAGCCTCTGCCGCAATAAATGATCCATAGTATGCAGGTGCCGCAGCAACAACTGTCTGCATGGCCTTAAGCTGTCTAAAGAAATACTTTGTAAACCAAACTCCAGCATGTTTATCCATGTATCTCAAATATCTATTATCGATATAACCATAGTTGACGAAAAGTTGATCGAGCATATTCAATAATCCCTGCTCGTCTTCATCGGTCATAATATAGCCTCTTCTCTTGGCTTCTGATTTCATTTTTTCAAACATGATCTGACGCGTAATAACATCTCCATATTGAGTTAATTTCATCATTCCTTTAAACATAGCCGTATTTCGATCCATAGTAATAAACTCTTTAACACTTCGAACACCTTGAGGCACTCTTTTGTTATTCATTAAATCTTCAATAGCTGTAGCAATTCTACCAGAAGGCGCATCTCCAACATTCACATCTTCAATAATAACTGAAAACTGACCATCGGCAACAAGCTTGTGGAACGGATGATTGTGTAGTCTCGTCTGAAGTACAGAAATTTGTCTTTTCAGTGTAGCATCTTCAGAACCACTGGCATGATATTCTGCCATTACATTCTGATATTTTTCATCAAGATCTCTATACTCATTTAGTTCAATCCATTTCTTACGAGCTTCAATTAGGAACTCATGAGGAGGAATACCTGCTCTCATCCAAGCAACAGCCATGTTTGAGACAAGGTTAGCCCACACAACAGAACCAGTTCTAATAACGATAGTTTCTTTTGCCCACTTTAGTATCTCTCCACTCAACCCCTCAACAACCATAAGAAGCTTACGCAATCTCTTGAAGTTTCTCATGTCAATTGGACCAAGATTAAAGTTACCGATGGTTGCACCTTTTTCACCAATAATAAGCTCAACCATGTCTTTTGGAATAACTAAGCGATGTGCACCAGTTTTTTCAAAAATATACTTACGAGTATATTCAGGAATTGTATTCCATCTTCCGTGAATATTTTCATCAAATTTAACGTGATTACCATCTGCATCTTTACCGTTTTCTGGATATTTTTCAATCATCACGAAATCATCCGGATCTTCAAGATAATTCGTCTTAGAATAATCCAGCATTTTATCAATCACTTTTTCATTGTGAACTAGAGAGGCTTCTCTGTGAGTAAACTTTGAAAACGTGTAAGCTGCACTCTTCACTACATCAAGTTCAGAACCAAGATGCTGAACTTTTTCTTGACGAGAAATGTCAAGCTTATAGTCTATGATACGACCTCTCATATCATAGACAGGAATAGCATTCCAGTCCCCTTCAAACGACATGATACTTGTGTCCGTTCCCCCACTATTAACAAACCGGATAATCTTATCCTCTACAATCTCATCAATTTTTGATGAAGATCTCTTATCTCTTTTGCTCAGTTTTTTGTCTTCTTCTCTCATCTGTTCAGACAATAATGATTTTAAACTCTTACCTGGAATTGGATTTCCTGCAATCGATAACATACCCTCATCGAAATCAGTTGTATATTCGTGACCAACAACCTTATAGTATTTGATACCACCAATTTTTCCGTAATAACCAATATTTTTCATTCGACCAATTTTACCAGTATGGTAATCCAAGTCCTCTTCAGGGATCAATTCAAAAGTCATATTAGCTCTGTTCAGTTGATCAAAATAACCTTTTTGAATTGGATCATACGCATTGGCTACTTTTAGCATATCTGCCTTTTTAACAACATACTCATCATACATGTTCAGAATACTCTTCATGTTCTTTGCATTTGTTTCATCACCAAGGTAGTTTGAGATAAGCTTTCTGTCTGAAGCTGGAGTTTCCTTGAGTGCTGCCAATGTGATAAATCTATTTAACTTGCTGATGATTTCACTATCTTCTTCGGTGTTGGTTCTATTTGAGTCAACACTTGAGATATGTACACCAAGGGCATCATCATATTCCAACGTAGAAGTGTAAAACTTATTGTAAATATTGTTTGCATTGATTTGCTGATTTGGACTATATGCTACACCAGTAGCCATCATCTTAGCCAAACCCTTTGCTTGTTCAATATCTGCAACCATCTCTTCAGATGTGCTAGAAAAAGGACCAAAAGCTGTTCTTCCTTTAGCATTGTAGAACTTTTCAATATCATATAAAGCATTCTGGTAAAGCGAATCAAGGTGATCATTGTTGTCATCTAGGATAATATCAAGATCACTATATCCAATACCATTCTTTGCATCAATAAGAGAACCAAGGTCAGTATTGAAAATAACAGTTGTGATAGCGTCCCTGGTTCCAGAATCAACACCTTCAACATATCCCTCGACTAATCTCTCGACAGCCTCAGATACCCCTTGACGGTGTTTCTCCATGTTGTTCTTGCCTTGTCTATACAGTGCATAAACATCTGCCCATTTGCTATCGTCTGTCTTCTTTGTGATGGTGGACAAAATACTTTGGAAAAAGTTTGATTCAATAATACGACCAAGAATTGCAACATCCTTCATCTTTTCACCAATTTTTTTGAAAGATTCTTTTTTCTTGATTGCTTGAGTAAGATCTAATACCTTGGCATCAAACTTTTCAACATGAGGCTTGAGCTTATCATCCCAGTTATCAAGTGTGCTTTGATCACCTTTCATGAATGCATCTTTCTCCATATAATCACTCATGTCTAAATTGAATTGCTCTTCTGCCAGTTTGTTGACAGTTTCAGTTAAAAGCATTGCTGCCTTTTTCCCTCCAACTTGAACATTTGATGACCAAATTTTATTGATCATGTTGATGAATGCATTTAGTAATTTCTTGAAACTACCGATAGCTTTACCATCAGAATCATTCATCTTGAACGCATCAAGAACACCTTGCTCTGGAACAAAATTCTTAATTGTATGAAATAAATCCTGGTTACTTAAGGCATAGGCCATGAACTCTTCTGGGTCAGAATATTTACCAAAAGCGTACTCATACTTATCTTTAGCACTTTCAATGTCAGCAGATGTAGGTTGTCTACCCTGCATCTGCATCCCTTGTAGGAATATCTCATAGGTAAGCCCTGTGCCATCAATCTGCTCTTTAAGGTTCTGTATCGCCTTCTTTAACTCAGGATTGTTTTGCATCGCTCTGTGGATCATAAAGTGAATCATTTCGTGCATGAAGATTTCACTTTTGGTAGCTGTACCAAACGCTTTGTTGTATCGTATGGTTAGTTCAGCAGATCTATCAGCAAAAGTCTTGAGCGTACCAGCAGTATCTCTTCCGCTATTAGCAGAATGAAATAGTGCATCTTCTGCCAACTTAATGTCACGAAGAGTAATCTTGCTATAGTTTGTTTTTTGAAGAACATTATCGAACCCGGTTAATACCTGCTCGATGTTTTCCATGAACTCTTGAGAATAAAATGGATTTGCGCCATTGTGACCATTTTCCATTTCCTCAGATACATATTCACTGAATACATCAAAAATTCCAGAACCATCTTTTTGGAAATCGATTTCAGTCTTTGTTTCCGTATCTCCTAGAGATGGGTCAAACAATTGATCACCAGTACGTGTAGATGAGCCTTGCTCTGATTCAACTTTTTTCTTGATATTCTTAACTCTTGGGGTACTATTTGTAGTATATACCGTGTAGTTAGCATCAATCTCATTCATGTAGTCAATAAACTGTTCATCAACACCTGGCATATCACCAACAACAAAAGTAGTTTGACCACTGTTGAATTCTCTAATAAGTGTTTTTGTATACGCAGTAAGTGGTTGATTTCTAAGCTTTCCATTTCTAGCCAACATGACAACAGATGGATTCTTTTCTTTAACAGCTATTGTTGCAGTCGTGCTTCCCTTATTTATGGATGTACGATGTTGACTTGAATTACTTTTAGCAAGAATTTCTTCATGACTGGTTCTAGTAGAACTTTTGGTATCTCCAGAAACTTCACCAATGAAACTATCAGCAGCAACTCTCATTGCCTTATCTTTAGCATCACCAGCAGGAGTGCCCTTGCCTCCAGCATCTTGAATTACAACAATGTCTCCAGATTTGCCAGATAAATTTTTCTCTGTCGCTTTAATATTTTTAAATTTTTCAATTTGTAATTTAATATACTCATTAATGTCTTCATGGTTACGCTTAAGCTGACCAAGTATTCTTGTATTAAAGTCTCTAATTGTTGCTGATCGATTTTTTCCACTACCCATCATGTGCATATCTGTATCAGCAGAATAAACCGTAAACTCCTTGAGAAGTGGGTTGTATCCAATATACATTTTAATATCCGGAAGATCTTTATTTTTATACTCTTTAATTAGTAAAGTAACGCCATCTTCTTGAGCATAGTTAGTATGCTGTGTCCAGCCGTTGCCTTCTCCCACAACCTCTTCTTGAGCAATGTATTTAACTTGATCAAGCTCTTCTCTAGTGTGCATAGATTCAAACACAACACCTTTTTGGCTCGGTTTACCCATCATTCTATTGTTTGCATCTGGAGTCAAATTAATTAAAAAGAACCAACTATCATCAACTTGAAATTTTGTATATCCATTAGCTTGATGCGTAATCTTAAGTCTTTCTCTCTCGAACTCCTCTGTGGTGCTTGTTCCGCTAGTTCCATTGTAGTATTTTTCAAAAGTCAAATAATCAGAAGGATCAACAATTGGAACGACAACAATGTTGTCAAAATTTGGATCACGATATGTTTTACCTGCTTCAAAACTAGCAACATTAAATGTTTCTAAGTCACCGTATGGATCAATAGAACCAGCATTCAATTTCTCATGGATAGCAGAGTACATCGATTCACTAAATATAACATTCGATGGTCTTCCTGCTACTTTTTTGGCACCAGCATATTGCTGTTCAGCCATAGCAAACATTTGAGCCATAGCATCACCATCAATTCCTTTTATCCCGGTATTAAAAGTGTTGTAACCAACCAAGAATTTCTTGTCTGGATTGTTTTCAGCATGTTCAAAAAACTTAAACATACCAAGCACATTAGCATTTTTATTTCTAGGTTCAAAACCAAACTTCCATGTTTGATCAGAATCCCAATTATTGGTCTTGATAACAATACCAGCACCACCAGCTTCATAGCTACCACCTGTGTCAGTATATGCTGTGACAAACACTTCATCTTTGGCTAATACAGCAATAGCTCCTACATAATGAGTTTTTGTATGTGAAGGATAATGTTGTGTGTCAACTCGTTCTCCAGAAAGTATACGTTTACGAACTTTCTCCATCACCTTACCAGTGTTGTTTACACCAAGTAAAGATTTTGCTTTATACTTAGTGGATGCACCCCATACATTATCTTCTGGCACTTTTCTAGCTTTGGCACTTGGGTCCATTTCCTCAACAAAAGCAAAATCACGAAAAACATCAATAAATTCTGCCAACAACAAGTCTGTTGAAAACTTATGAAACATAGCTCGTTCCATGATTTCTGCACGATCAAGATTGTTAAGTTTTACTTTCCCTTTCCAATTGTCATCTTTAAAGCTATATTGTTTTGCCTCAAGACCAGACAGCTTAGAAAGAGCAAGTCTGTGATGACTGTTGGGGGAATACTGCTCTGCCATAAAATAAGCTTCAACATTCCCATACATAATGCCAGTGCTATCGGCAATAGGAACAGCAAGGTTTGCAAAATTGGATAGTGCTGCTGCAGGTAACTCTTTACCATTAAAGCTGATAATGGCTTTTGATTTTGAATTAAATAAAATAACATTGTTATCTGTTAATGCTTCAGAATAATCTGTCACCTGGTTCAACACAGGAGAACCATCATACTTTTTTGGATCTGCCTCTATTTTATTTCCTTCGAGAAAATCAGTCTGAGAGTCAAACAAAACTTTAGATTCATTTCGTTTAGCACTCATGGTCTTCTCTTGAACAGCTAAAAGTTTAGTAGCCTCGCTCTCAGTAATTCCTAGTTTTTTCATAACCTCTGATATAGCAGCTGATTGTGTACAGATCATTTGTATTCCTTAACAGTTTTGGTACTTCATGATGACATCTTGTAAATAAGTTGTCAGATCTCTCGCGTTCTTTATCTCATCATTATACTTGATTTTTACTGGTTTCAGTACCATTGTTGCACCATTTCCAGCTTTCTCATCATTCACGTATGAATTTGAAATAAGATAGTTGTAGATCATAATTTTATGAATTTCAATCTTCATTGTTTCATACTCATCATCAGGAAATTTCTGCTTTAACAAATATCGTATAGTGCTATAGCTTAATGCCTGACCAAGACCAGATGGGCTTGTATGCTCTAGTGCCGTCTTATATTGGTAATCAAACGAAGGAAGAACCAGTGTAGCATTTGAAGCAATTGCATTATCAATCTTCTGATATTCATACTTCAATCTTCTCTCTTGGTTCAATACATTTTCATTATCAAAAACAACAGCAATGACAGACTTATTATTATAAGAACCAGAGTTTCGTTTGTTCATACCGCTCATCTGTTTTGCAATTTTTGTCTCTTTGCTTCCCCCGATTAGCTCAACAGCTGTGTCTTTAGCTAATGATTCCGCAAGTTTCAATGTATCATAGTCTTCTGGTCTTACTTCCTTTTGATCATCTATTAGATTGTTGATATGTGATCGTTGGTTCTTAAGCTCAACGCCCATAACCTCATTGAACATATCAATTACTGAAGATAAATCAATATCTCTTTTGCTGACACCTGTTCCGTCTTTGTGAACCATAGGATTTTGCAATGCAGATGGCATGTGATCAACACCAAATTTTTGTTGCAAATTCTTATGGCGTGTGGTTCTTAGTGCCTCTGTATCTTGTAATACTCTAGTGATGTCAAAAATCGATAAATCAATTGATCCTAGTTCGGTCAAGAATCCATTTTTTACGTCAGGCACTTCATAGTATGACTCTGTTGTTGTGTCTCCATCAGAACGAGTACCAGGGTCTTTAACAATGTCAGGCAAAGCATTATCAATGAATAATTTAATATCCGTATCGCTTAATGTATAGCTCTTTCCTTCATGTGTGTATTTCCCGTTAGCATCAATAGTTTTACCGTTTAGTCTAGCTGATACCGGAGAGTACCATAAGGATTCAACGAGATTATCAACATAATTGATTTCATTTCCTGCCTCATCGAGGACAGCTTCACCATTCAAAAATTTAGTAACATTTTCTTTACCATTAATTCTATATTCAACTTTTAAGTTTGAATAATTTTGATTTATTCTTTTTCCATTATGAATAAAGAATACTGATGAATCTTGATAGTTCACATTTTTTCTTCTGACTATCTGTGTTACCTCTGCATGATTTTCAAACTTTTTGACAACCATTGTATTTGATATGTTTTTTCCCCTTGGTTTGCTGATATCTGCACCAGACTCAGGATCAATTTCTTTTTTCTTGCTGAGGGTGGTCCAGTATATTCTTTTGACAATACTATTGTTTGAACTTGCTTTATCGCTTGTTTCAACTTGATTGACATAACCACGAGATCCACCAATTTCATTTCCAGTTTTCTCTTTGTTTTTTTCAGTGTGCTTCACTCCAATAGATCCATCTTCATTGATGAATATAGCCGGAGCAAACACCAAAGCTTTCTTAAGGACATGTATTTCACTATATGTATCCATTACAGTAGGAGAACTAAATACTTTTTTCATCTCTCTGACCGAGTACATTCTGTTCTTGATTGTTTCAAGCTCAGTGTTGGCTTCAGCAGCGATAACCGAGTCTTTAGAACCAAGTCTTAACTTGATATCGTCCAGCATAAACACAAGCTTATTTACCGTGTCTCCAAGTATCTCTCTTGTAGAGTTTTGATCAAAAATTACATTATTGTAATCCGTTGTACTTGCAATTACATTATCTGGATTTGATGCCTGAACTACTGCATCGTAAATTGATAACCAACTGTTCCCAGAAATAGTAGCCATAATAGCACCAGAATCCTGCTTGTGAATAGATACAGTAGGCGCACCTCTAGGGTTAGAAGCATAAGACATGTTAACTAGCATTGCATAGAGTCTATCTTGCTCATTTTTCTTCTTCTGGTCAACGACTCCATCTTTGTCTGTATATTTAGATTCATCAAAAGTATATGTGAATGATGCAGTATCTACATCACTTTTCTTGTCTGCTTTATACATAGGAATAGCATTTCCAGACTTAGGATCACCAATTACAATCTCGTGGTTGAATCCAGACTCTCTGATTTCATCCAATACAGCATCTATATCTTCTTTGCCAATAGGTCCCTTTTCAAGAAGTTCAGCTTTTCGTCTTTCCATCTTAGCATTGAAGAATTCAAAGTTTACAATTTCAAGTGTCTTGACCATTTCACGATACTTGTTGACAGAACCAAACTTCTTATCGAATGCTTTTTCAATACTGCTACCAAAGGTATAATCAACAGCACCAAGTAAAACCTTATCAAACTTTTCATCCAATTTGATACGCATAAATACGTCAGCCATCTTCCACTGGTTCTCTTGTGCCATTACAAGAATCTCTTTATAGCTTTTGCCTACAGTTTTGCCATGCTCATTGATAACTTCAAATTTCAAATACTTAACGACAGGAAAATCTGCATCTGGATTTCTCTCTTGAAATGCTGCCTTTTCTTCATATAAGTGCTTGTCCACATAGACATCAAGAACACTCTGAATATAAGCCAACGCTAGTTCTTTTTCATCCTCTTGCTTCCCGGTGATTTCATCTTTAGTATTTAACTTCTTGTAGGTCTTCATTGCTTTGATGAATGAGGTCTTACCCACCGTGTTACCAAGGTTTCTACGAATAGACTTTATCGATGCACCATAGATGAAATACATAACCGGATACTTCGCAACATTTCTAAGTTTTGCTGGAGTAATTTCACCAATGGAATCAAGCATTACTTGAACCAGCTTCAACTCATTAATTTTAACCTGCATACTGTTCATAGTTCTCTGCTCTGATTTACCGAGCTTCCCATAAGAACCCATCTTATTAAGTCTGTTTTCCAGCTCGTCAACGGCAGTATTAACGTCTTTTTTAATCATACGAACCTCGGCAACCATTTCAACACCGACAGTCTTGTAGAGGTCATTAAAGACTTCTTTCTCCCTAAGAAACTTGTGAACGTCTGCTGTTTTACCAGTATTGTCGGCAAACAAACTTCTGTCAGAATTCTTATCACCAGTAATCAAGTTTAGTGCAGGGGCATGATTAAATATCCACTCTTTAATATTGATCTCTTTACCATGTATATTTTTCATGGTATCTTTACCAGTCTCAAGTGCATCGAGTATTTGTTGGTGGAAGTTACCAGCTTCAATCAATGATGGTGGATCAAAGTGTATATCTTTGCCCTCAAGATACTCATCTGAATCAAACAGATACTTCATCTGTAGCATAGCTTTAGAATAATCAGACCACTTCTGTTCCATAGCTTCTGTAAAGAAACCACCCTTTGCAAGAAGCTCAATAGAACTTTCATCCATAATTTGGAATAGAGTAAGCATCATACCCGATGTAATAGCATCAGTTTCAAGTGTAAGCTCGTTTCGGAACCCACCCTTCATTCCGCCTTGCTTCCACTGATATAAGTCTCTGATTGCTCTCATAGCTTGTAATCCATGAAAACCTTCGCCTTCATCAAAAATCTCAGCATAGTGTTCATACAGTTCATGTATTGGTTTATCACTTGTGGCAATCGCTTCTACTGCTTTGGCTAAGTCACTGGTTCCGAATTTGATTGAATCTCCACGCAAGTCAACCACATTACGAACATTAATCAAAGAAGTTCGTAATGAGTTCTTGTCTGGGTCCATGTCTAACCCTTGACCTATTGCTAGTTCCATTGCCATCATGTTCTTGCTGCCATCTTTAAAATCAGAACCAGTCATCTCATACGAATGTCCCTCATACTTTGACTTGGCATCCGATTCTTGCTCTATAAATGAACGAGCAAACTTAGACTCTTGTGGTTGCAAGTCATTTGAAATCATAGCTCTACCATTTACTGGCTGTACCCACTCTAGGAAAAATCCATCTTTTCTAAAGTCACGATTAGCATAGGTCATAACCATGATGTCAAGCTCTCTACGCATCTTGTCATTAACAGATCTTAGTTGCTTAATTTCATCAATATGATGCTTGTTGAGGTCAGGCTCTACATAGCCATTTGCTTTAAGAAAATTGAAGAAATTATTTTCTGCAACTTCTTGCTCTTCGGCTGTATTGCTGTCAATATCTTTTGCATCCCTAAGCTTTACATATTCATCATAAAATGGTTTCATGGTCGATTTGAATTGCCACTTCACAGAATTTTGCTTTGTTGCAAACTCTTTGAAATCTTCAGTAGCATTTTGAGTAGAACCAACCATCTTATCTTGAACCGAACTAGGTTGCATAGACGGAAGGGGTCTTCGTCCATTTTCACTTAAATGCTGAAGCTTATTGATAGCTCTGAACGCATCCTGATACTCATACTCTGGATACTTGTTTTCAAGTTGATTTCCATTTTTATCAACTCTGTTATTTGTAATTTCAAAAGAATCAGTGTTGAACATGAAAAATGCAAGGTTCTTGTCACCAAAATCAAATTGTGACTCTATGGTTTTGAATGCTTCAGATGCTTCCTTGTTGTACGATACTTTTTGATCTTTAGTGAGATCATTATATTCTGACACAGAAAATGTAGCCAGTATGGCAGTTCTCATTTTATTTTTTGCGCGTTGAATTTCTTTGTCAGATGAAACGTAATTAACATACTTGCTGTTCGCCAAAGTAGAACGTATATGTGTATTAATAGAAGCGAGTAGTCCCTCTTTTATTTTCATGTTCATTTTTGCATTGACACCAATACCAAGTTCGTCAAATACTGCTTTGGCTGCATCACCAATAAAACTTGATGCAGGAATCATGTTATTTTCAAGCAACTTGTCTTTAAAGTGTATCGCTTGTTCAAGACTATCAAAAGAAAATATCTTTCTAATTTCATCAACATTTTCATTTTTCAAATCATCAATCATGGCCTTCATATCAGACATAGCTTTCACAGAAAAGAACTTAATCATTTCATTGTATGCTTCTGGCATTATTAGTTCGGAATAATTTTCAGTTTTATTTTTAACGTGTTTCTGCTCTTCTGCTAACAAAAACAAATAGTTTGGAGAAATATATTTACTGTTCTTTTTCTGTACTATCTCGCCATCTTCTGCTACTTTCCAGTTGTTTTCACCGTTGACTTTTTCAACCGGAACCGTCAGAGAATCCATCAATTTTGAGAACGCAGGAAGATCTTTATTTTCAAATCTTTTGATTTCAGCATCATCAACAAAATCAAAAATAATTTGACGTATTCCAGTAGGCAAAGAACTCTTTAATACTTCGACTGCATTGTTGTAGTCAGTCTTGTCTTCTTTTGCATAAAGTTCACTAAGACTAGAAATGAGCTTAGTGTGTGTAGAAAAAATTGAACTCTTAAGTTTGCTCTTAAACATCTGACGTTCAATTGGAACAGTACCGTCTTTAGCTATTGGATGCTTTGATCTGATATTGTGAAAAATTTGTTCTTGAACACTTCTTTGTGCAAGAGGATATTTATCTGTATCGGCATACTGACTAGAGGCATACTGGTCAACCTCGTATGGTATAGTCGGCAATAGTTCATCTGGTTCTAGGTTTGTCTCTTTGTCAAGTAAAACAAAACCAGTTTCAATATCAAATACTCTATACCCACCATCACGCAAGATTGTACCGTACTTCTTCCCATCTAATACAGAAATATTGAGCTTAGGCTTCGCTCCCTTGTGCATTGAACTGATCTTCATCAAGTTGGCATTAATCCTGCCCTCACCATTTGATGCACTCACATTGCCATTATCTATAGACTCTTGGATATATTCATTCTCACTAAGAAGAGCCTTGATATCATCGCCCTTGTATGTCTTGACGGCATAGATCTTCTCTGCTTTTGTAATCTGAATTTCTGGCTCATATTTGTAATACTTGTTTGCCTCAAGAAGATTATCTTTTTGTTTCCCAAAAACAGGCCGTCCAATCTTGTTACTCAGCTCGTCAATAAGCAAGACCTTACCCATGAGAGAATATTCTTTGTTTTCTCCAGATATTTTCTTACTAAGGTTGCGTATTGCTATTCGCTCTGTTTTTGAAAATCCACAATTCATTATCTTCCTTTATATATCACAATTCTTATCTACTTCATTCAAAAATTCCTGAATAGCCTTGTCGCTTTCGATCAAAGCTTTAGCTTCAGCCTCAGTCATTGGTGCTTGAGAATTATCATCATAATTATACCCTCTTAACCATTCTTTTGTTTCACTGTCTAGTTCAACAGCTTCAACTTCTGATTCAGAACCAGTCTCTTCTGTCGCTCTTGCATTAGTAATAGCCAAGGCTTCATTGAATGCTTGTCTGTTCGCAAGGCCAATACTATCACCACCCATAGGCAACATTGTCTCTCCACGTAACTTCACTGCAATGGTGGCATGAGGGAAAGGCTCGCCTAGTTTAATATCAAAAAGGTTTTCTGCATTTTGTCTAATTGCATCTAGCTCGGCAGAATTAAGCTCAACAATAAGTGACTCTCTTGTGTGCTCTTCTTGATACTTGTTCTTTGGATACTGCTTAGATAATCTAACTGGCTTACCAGCTACACTGATAGTATCTTCAAATATATCAAGAGATGCTCTGAAGGAATCCATTTTCATTTTACGTTCACTGTCCGTCAGACCACTATTTGCAAGAGATTCATTGATTTTTCTCATATCAGCAAATCCAAATAATGTCATGTGCATTTCATCTTTTGCAACCATGTCTGATGGTATATCTAATCCAGACAAGTCAATCTTCCCACCAAGATCAGCCATTACTGACTGTATGACACCATCTTTCTCGTTGATCTTGTTTGCTACAACGGCACCAGAGTCATTCCTATTTTTAGACCTAGCTTCTTCTGCTTCTATCTCGGCATCAATGGTAGCTTGATCAACACCATCAAGATTCATTTTGCGTCTTCCAATTAAGAATTCTTTGTATGTTTTAAAATCAGCAGTATTGTTTTTGTCGCTTAAGTAGACTTCCTTTTCGCGATCATATTCTTCTGCCATTTCCTTAGCATACCATCCTAGAGGCTTATTCTGGTAATCAAAATCTTTGCCACGTTTTATATTCTTGAGTTTCGAGTGAACATTGCGATAAAATTTTGCAATTTGGGGGTGGTTCTCAAATGTAGTCTTGAGATTCACACCAAAGAAATCAATCAACCCATAATCTTTTTCTTTAGGTATCTGTTCAAAATGCTTTTTAAACTCTTTGATATCATTCAATAAAGACTGTGCATCATTAATAGTTTGCATCACTTCACTTGTAGATGCACCATCTGAAATCAACGATTCGATAGCTTGAAGTCTATACTTGAACTTTCTCTTGTGTTCAACATCAGCAATAAGACCATAAGCTTTTTTACCAAGTAGACGTATTTTCTTACGAATATTAGATATGATCTTCTTCATAGCATCAATCTTAGAACCAAGCCAACTAGCATTTTTATTGATAGACTTTAGATCTTCTGCATTAGCTTTGTTCGCATCTTTCTCGGAAATAAGTTCAGCCCTCAAATCATTTAGTGCAGCAACATCTTTACTAATACTTTTTTCAACATTTGCAATCACACGCTTGAGTGCCGGAGTCATCTGTTCTTTATCACTATCTTTAAGATCAGCAAAAGTATCAGCAATAACCGTAAGGATTGTATCAATGTCATCCACAACAAGCTCAGGTTGACTCTCAATGAACGTAACAACATTATTGAATGTCTCCATTGCCGTTGCAGGAGTTACAGGCTGAGACTCCTCTGTAGCTGGATTTCCAGTGTCTTGTCCTTCAAGAAGCTTAACCACTCTATCGATCTCTACATACAGATCATTAGTATGTGCGCCAAAGTTGTCTTTTATTGGACGAACATCTGTATTGATTTTTGCAATATGCTCGTTGTCACTGTATTTACTATCACTAGACATTACGGTTGGCATATCACCAATCTGATCCATGACGTTGCCAACTTCAGCATCAAGCTTCTCTGCAACCTCTCGTAGCTTTGTGCTTCCATAGTAATCATTAATTTCTGGACCTGATGTTTTGTTAAACCATCCGTCTTCACTGATTCCAAATACCGGATACCACTTTCCTACTTCGACATCTTTTTTACCACCAGAACCAGATGACACGTAGAATGGCATTAAGAATCCATCAATATCAACAAGAACAAATGGTCTACCTGAGATATTCAATAAACGATTCGTGCCACTTATTTTGATCCTATCCGTAGAACCCTCTTCTCTGTCTGGGTCCATAATTGCACCAGACCAAGGGATATCAACACCACCTATATTCTTGACTTTTTCTTCGAGCTTTTGATATGAAGTCAATGCAGAACCAGTATCTTCTTTGACATTGTATTCTTCATCGAATAACCATCGAATATCTTGATCAACAATAGCGTTGTCCACGTTACCATTATAGTCTTCTAGTATTTTCTCCAAGAGATCCTGGTTCTCAAGTTTACCAAGCTTCTTTTCTAGTGCAATTCTGTATCTCTTCTGCTTGTCAGTTTCGGTTCCAATATCTTGAACGTCCAGAAGGTCAGCATAAGTCTTAATCTGTTCCTTGAACTTATCAAACATTTCTTGATCAAATTCAATCGGTTCAGATGACTTTGTTTCAGAACCAGTACTCTTCTTCCCACCCTTGCTGTTATTCGATTGGCTTTTACTTTGTCTTTCGATTACACCATCTGTGCTGATGTCACCTATAGATGATGTACCATCGAGTGCAAGAAGTCTATCTCTTTTACTTGCAAGTGTGCCTTCCAGTGTAGGAAATGAATTCATTAAGTCAACAGCATTTGGTCCAAAGTGTGGACCAGATGTTCCATCTTTGCTTTGTGTGTAGTCGGTGAATACATGAGACAACACATCAAGGTGCTCTTTGTTGTTGATATCAAATCCACTTACACCAAGATTTTTCTGAACAAAAGATTCAATGTTTCCAATGTGTGCATTCATCAAACTCTTTGCTGATGCAAGTTCTGATTTCGTTGCTGCAATATGACCATTGATAACAGCAGTCTGCTCAGGAGTAAGGTTCTTGTCTCCTTTGGCACCCATAAGCATCTCAAGTTTAGCTGTCGTAGCGTCAAACCAGTCATTCTCTTTCTGCATGTTCATTAGGTTCTGTATAGTATGTTTTGCAGACTTTACATCGCCTTTTTTACTAATAGAAGTGTTTAGTTTTCGTGCTCTTGATTTAGCCCAGTTTGTAAAGGTTTCAAAGTTGGCAGACCCATTACTTCCGATAGCTTGGTTCAGTTTAGAACCAATGTTCTTTGCCTTATCATCATTCATGATTTGCTCAAGAAGTACTTCGTCATACTCTTTCATGGACGGCTTAATACGAACAACTTTTTTACCATTTTCATATTTGATCTCGATGAAACCAAAGTTTTCAATTTCGTTGGTTACATCATCAAAATATTTATCATTTTTTTGATCACTATATTTTGCCAAAATACCTTCAAGAGTCTTGAGGTTTAATCCCTCTGGATTTGTATAGAGTATATCATCAGAAACCTCGACAGGATTTCCTTCAATGAAAGCAAAAGAACCTTGTGTGAAAGCCGCTTGATGTTGCTTTTCGTAGAGTATCTTTTTTCTCCATTCATGTGCAGTAGTATTCCTTCTAAAGTTCTTCATGTCAGCAATCTCTTGAGAGGTCGGTTCTTTCATGAATTTCATTTTGTATTCGCGTATTTCTTGATCCACATTCTCTGCATCAATCATAGCTTGAGTAAATGCTTTTGAGAATTGTTGCATTCTACTATCTAGCATATCTCCAGTATCGAAATCAACATTAGGATCTTGATGTAGCTTGTGTGCAAGTTTCAGGATATTTTCCATAGCTTCAGGACGAGCCATCTGGTTCATCTTTTCACCCATATCAAACGCTGTATCTATTATGTTCTGAATATATTGTTTTTGCAATACTTTTCTAGTATGAGCATCAAGATTTTTCCCACCAGAGTATCTATCAACCATAGCATTTGCAGCCTTTACGATAGTAGCTGGATCTCCAGTCTCCAAGTCAGCAATAGAACCAGCGGCACCAGGTGTAGCCAAACTTGTAGCTACTTTATTAATGATTGTATTTGCAGTAATGGCTGGATCTTCAAAGAGATCCTTAGTGGTTCTTACTCCGTCAGCCTTACGCTTCTCTTCACTGTTTAACATGTAGTTTCCAGAAGCATAAGCTCCAGATACGGCAGAGGTTACTGTAGCAATTTGTCCACCAGCACCAAGTCCCCCAGCAAGACCCAGCATTGCCTCATGTTGTAGTTTTTCATCGTTAAAAATATCTTTCATAGAGACACCATCTATGCCATAATTTGCAATGATGATTTCACCCCAAGTTTGAGTATATTCCTGTGCAGCCTCAGTACCAGAATCAATAGCAATATCTTTTGCCTTCTTCAGTACAGCAAGAGTAAATGCTCTCTTTCCTGTATTATCAAGTGCATCGATAGTTTTATTCAATGCTCTTTTGATATTTCTATCAATGAGTTCTTTACCTTTTCCAAATTTTAAAAGGTTTTGACCAGATAATCTTTCAACACCAAGTAGTGCAGTAGTCAAGGCGAATGATGATAATACTTCCATCATGTTTACTTCACCCGGTTCACCTGCAGCAATCTTGTTGGCTATCCGTTCATTGAGTTGATCGTTGGTTAGGATTGCACTCTGGGAATAGAACCCTGCATATCTAGCCAAGTGAGACATTGCCTCTAATGTTTTAGGTGCTTGTTCAAATATTTTGTAGGTTTTGTATGCGTTTTCTGAAACCTGACCAGACTTTACATATCCTTTTACAGTATTAGTAATGAATGATTCAGTCTTTCCAAGTTTTCTCATCTTAGAGATTGTACTTGCAAGTTTAGCAGCAGCAGCAACTCGCCCACCTGGTAGTGGAGTAGCAGCCATAATCATCATAGGTAAAGACTCTATTGCAACTCCAGGATCACTCATGGCAGTCGTAAACCCACCAAGAATATCTCCATTCTCAAGTTTCCATGCAGCTTCATTTAGTGCCTGGTTCGACTCTGTTCTGTCGTAGCCTACTTGCTTGTCAACCCATTCTTGGGTATTAACATCGTTAAGCCATTTATTGTCTCCACCGGGAGAAAACATATCTAGTAGCCAGTCAGCACCACCAACACCAAGCTTGACAAGTCCAGCCTGTAAAGCATCAAACCCATTAGAACCAGCTATCCTAGTAGCATTACGTTCATTCATGAGCTGTTCTGATATTTGTGCATTTCTAGCAAATTCTACATCAGTAGGATCTTCGCCACCAAGAAGATTTCGGTTGTATTGTTCTGTGTATCCAGCACCGAAATTAGCATTAGATGCCTTATCTGTACCCATTCGGACACCATCTTTTTCAACGCCACCCTCATCAAATACACGAGCATTAAGAGATTCAGTTAGTGCATGAAGAGTATTCTCCCACTTCTCTGCACCCTTAAATCTTTTCTCTTCAACGATTTCAAATCCATCTTCCATCCATTGGCTCTTATATCTATCAGCTGCAGAAACTTCTGCCATACCATGCTTGTAGATATATTTAGAAGAACCATCTTCATTAAATCCATCGAAACGTCTTAGTGTATAAATAGCCTTGTCAGCCATAGGATCATATTCTGCATTTTGATATTCTCGAACCAGTGCTTCAAGTGTAGTATTTTCGGCAGCACCAAAATCCTTGTTGGACATGCTGTGCTCTTTACCGTCACGAATAGCCTTCATACTAGCATTGTCTAGCCAGTCACCTTGACCAACATCGAGTAGGTTCTCTGATGCCTCTAGTACCCAATCAACGGCACCAACGGCAGCATTGTATGCACCCTTTGCTGATAGCGCAACAGAACTGTCAGACTCCAATGATCCATCTGAATTTTTATGAAGGTTATCAGTTTTACGATAGATCTCTCCAGACTTAAGCTCTTTGGCTCTTTCGATCTCATAAAACTTTCTAGCAAGTGCATCACCCTTGGCAACAGCTCGTGCTATTCTGTTTTCGGTTTCTTCTGGTGAGCGAGACTCGGCTCCACCAGTGTTGTAAAAATCATCTATATCTGTAGTGTCTATACTGGAGGTGTCCTCGCCATAGAATGCCGCTATTTCATCTGCCATAGGATACTTCCTTATATGTGTTTGTTAACTGAACCAACCAGTTTTTGCTTCTCTCTCAAGTTTATCTTTTTCGGCAATAAGTTTTGCAACTTCAGCTTTATTTTTTGCTGTATTTTCTTTGGCTCTTGCAACTGCAATATCAGCTTCCATTTTTGCCATAGATTTCTGATAGTTAGTTTCTCTCTCTGCTTTAATCTTACGAATTTCTGCTATCTCTTTAGCTTTTGCTTCAACTTTTGCAGCATAGTCAGCTTCAATAGTAGCACGTTTAGCAAGAACATCTTGAGACAATGTAACCTTAGCCGCAGGGGTAATACCCATTGCTCTAATCTTTTTAAGCTCTGTTGATTGCCAGTTATTGAGGTCTGTTCTAACATCTGTCTTAGATCTTATCACGCCCTTGTGTTCAATTTTAACTTTAGTCTTCACGCTTTTTGTTAGTTCTTTGTTTCTCTTGAGAATATATTGATCCAAAGCTTTACGTTTTTGTTCATTACTGTTTTTTCTGCCAGTAAGCCCACGAATTTTATCTTTATATATATCAAATTGGTCTTTTTCACTTTTACCGTATGCTGCTTTATATTGAGCTTCATTTCTAAGATCACGTTCTGCTTCTTGTTCTTCATTTAAGCCAAAGTCAGTAAAGAAGTCTGATATAGGTTGAATGATGTTTTCAGCACCCCATGTGATACCATTATCAATTCCGGATATGATGCCACTTGTGTCTTCTAGGTTGCCATTTTTGTCAACCTTCACCATACCACGATCTTTAGAAAGCTGTATTCTCTTGAGTCTTTTCTCAGTAGGAGACAAGTCAGAATCATTTATGATTTCAGCATCTCTCTTTAGAGTCTCTTTTTCAAAATCAGTCAGTGGCTTAATACCTTGTTTTTTACGCTCTTTATCGATGTCGTCAATTAATACCTTTGTGTTAGCTTCACTCATAGCCATCACATTTGTATCTTTCATTTCAGTTGTATCTTCTGTAAGAGTAACATTAGGATTTCCGACAACACCAATGTTGTTAGCTAGATCTTCTTGAGTTTGAAGTGTCTGTTTTCTAATCTTTAAATCAAGGTCATTCTTAGATTTTTGCATAGCAAATCTCTGTTGATCTAAAGCAGAACCAGACTTCAAAGAATTAGCTCGTGCCATTTCAGTCTTCATTTTAAGTTGAGCTAACTGCTTATCCGTTTCGCTCTCTGGCTTCTCATACTGTGCATTGTAGGGATTATTCCCTGTATACACAGCAGGTGCTCTACTGTTTTGAGCTAGGTTGTTAAGGTACGCAAGATGCGTCATTACTGTTCCAGATGCCATATTATTATCCTACTGTTTCTGGTTTTCCTGCAAGTCCTCTCGCAAGTCTTTGTCTGCCCTTCTTCTGAGCTTCTGCTTCTGCTTTCATGTAAGCATTATTCTTTTTCCACTCATTGAAGTATTCTTTTTTCATCTTCTGGTCTTGGAATGTTGAATACATGTTACCAAGCTTAGACATGTTGTTTATACTTGTATTGAAGTCAAAAGGATTGCCTTCTGATACTTTTCCTTGTGCTGCCGAAATAGTATCTGCTGATAAATTTTTAGCACCCCAGTCATTTAGTTTACCACCTTCAAACCCCAGATTAGATCCTGGAGTTCCCGGTGCCACACTAGCCATACCGCCATCGACAGTCTTTAAAAATGATTGCTGTTGCCCTGTAGCCTCGGTTCCACCTAGTAAAGATGTGCCTAGTCCCTTTAACCCATCGAGTGCGCTTGTTGCGAAAGCACTTAAATCAAAACCCATATTGTATCCTTCAAAATTTATATTTTAATTGCTTAATTATACCACATTTAAGCGACCTATCCAGGAACGACATTGATCCTAAAATTAATCGCTCCAGTAACATCATAAAACTGATCATAGTTTGTTAAGCTTTCCATCTGAGCTGTTTGTGCATCAGGGCTGTTAGCCTGGTTCTGAGAGAAGTGTGCTTGTAATGAAACCTTGTACAAACCAGATCCCTGATTTGCTGTTTCAATTTGTTCTTGAATAGCATCATTCTTGTCCATACGTGCCTGATCTTCTGATAGTTTTTTCATTTCAATTTCATAATAAGCATTATATAAAATCGTTGTCACGGATGCTGCCATCATTAACATTTGAGATGTGTTTGTCAAAACCTCGTTAAAGTTTCCATTCATAACCATAATAACAGACACTACAATTTGAACCAGTGCTTTTAACCAAGGGTTATCAATATTGCTAAGGATTTCTTTCAACGCAAGTTGAATTAAGACAACCGCAGCATAATAAATCACAACAGCTACAACAATACTTACTGAAAGTGTACCAGTAAGCCATCCAATTGCACCAGGACAAAACGCTTGTAATCCGGGAACGACACAAACAATAATAGTTACCACGATAGCAACAATAGTCCATATCCAGTTGGTCTTAATGACAACCTTTGAGAAGAACATGAATTTGATTCCGTACTCTTTGATGATGATGTTTGATGTAAAGTCACATCTATCATACATCTCCCAAGGCACCCATAGTTGAGGATACAGTTCACCCGGACCACCACTGTTCTCTTCATCGGCAGATGATCTCCAGCTTCCATCCATATTCAATCTAAAAGTTTCACCATCTATTCTCAACTCTTGTGTAATTTTAGTGACTTTAACTTCTTGATATTGATGTAAATCTAACTGTTTCCTTGAAATAATATGTGCAGATGGACCTGTTCCTACAAGCTCAAACCAGTGACTTAGCTCTGCCGCAGGTCTACCATATAAGTTTGTAAATCTGCCCGGCACAATAGACTTGCTTTGTACAATCTCAAGAGTATTTGGCACACCAGTCATGGCTACTGTGGTGGTTCCGTTACCATAGTATTCAAGCAGTTCATAGAATAGTCTCGCAAATCTCTTACGTCTAAATTTATTTCTCTTAGCCCACCATGCCTTGCTTCCAGGCTTCGTAGCTGGACCACAAGCGATATCCCAATGTGTAGCATACTTAGGATCAACATTCGTTGGAAAGTGCTTTGCTCTGGCCATAACCTTTAGTGGTATATTTTCAACGTCTTCTGTCGCTACTCTACCACACACATCAAGTATATATGGATCTTTTGGTTGTAGACCACAGACAACAAAAGCGTAGTCAATTTGCTTATTATGAGCATGACTGTCATTGTCTTTATCCTCTTTCTCAAGTATGTCCCAGATACCATCCTCTCCAGCTTTTTTGTTCCGCAATGGAACGCCAAGTCTTTGTTCGAGAAACCACTCAATCCATTTTCTTAAATCAGAATTTGGTGCACCCGGTTTTCGACCAATAGTTTGAATAGGAACAGAGGGAACAATCTCAAGATTTTGTTGAGAATAGTATGCCGTAACCGTAGAGAGTTCATGAATTTCAACAACATGTATACTATTAACCATGAAATGTATAATTAGCGATTCTTTGAGATCCGTATTATCAATATTTTTATGTTCTTTTGTATAAACCTTTACTGCACCACTACCATCTAAAATTGGATTACCACTTGAGTCTACAGCAGAACCAGTTAACGTGACTGAAAACTTCTTAACATTGGTTCTTCCTTGAACTATGTTTGGATTGTGTGGCATACTTGAGCCATACAATGAAACAAATCCTGCCTTGCTAACCTTATATGAAATAACCTCGTTTGGATCAGTATCGTCAACAACTTTACCGTTTCCTTTGTACATTATGCCATACGTTTGATATAGAAATTTTTGTACAACGTCTGCAATGGAAGGTAGACCAATAGAACCAGTGAGATATTTCTGAAAGCCAGGATAGCGTGACTGCAACCACCCAATAAGTGCTGCTTCTTTGATAACCATAATCTGAGCAGTAGAAGTGATCCATGTTGGTATCTTTTTCTTGAGGTTATTATACATGAAGCGATCCCGGTATTGCTTCTTGAATGCCCACCAGTTGGTGTTAAATCTCTTCATGTCTGTACCAGCACCAAAACCATTCATCAACCATTGCTTAGGAACCATATAGTCTTTTGTAAATACATCTTTAAAGGTTAATCCAAGATACACATCTTTACTTGACATTCTTGCTCCTTTGCATTTTTTTGATCAAAATTTTATGGACACGCTCTCGATACAAACTAGGCGAGTAGTCTACAAAATCACTGGGATTTTTATAGTTCTTGTTGTAGTTCAATTCATCCAGCATTTTTGGTAAATTTACATTATCGGTTAGTAGAGTTTTTCCTTGACCTAATACATTCGTAAAGAAGTCATATACACATACAATAGCTTTACTATTGCGAAACTTTGGACGAATGTAAACTTCTGTTCCGATAGCCAACGTGCCGAGTTCGACTGGCTGCACATCACCAGAACCAACGGGAGTATTGTTGATAAGGACTGTGCCATAGCCAACATACTCACCATCCATGTATCCGAGATAAACCTCTTCATCAGTTTTGTTATGATCAAATATCCATCGTGTCATATCTCTAACGTGTCTAATCTCAGGCCACAAAGATTCATCAAGGAGATCATCTTCTGTATACCCTTCATCAAGGAGTGCACACATATAGATATGTTTAAAGTCTTTCATGGAGGGTCGTTCTATTACGAAGTCTTCAAACATGTAAAAAACATGTTTCTCATGCTTGAGGAATCGATTGTAGTATTCACCATAAAACTCTTCATCGTCTATGGTGTCCCAGTAAGGAAATCCGGTTCGTTTATTGTCCATCTAAAATATTCTCCGTAAGGTCATATATAACATCTGTCATATATATTTTACCCTTACAGAGCATAATTCTTGATTTGCCTTTTTTCTCAATTCCGTAGATAACATAGTTTGCGTAACTCTTCCCGTTTTTGTGTTCAGAAAACGAGTGCAGCTTTGGATCAATTGGTATTGGAAACTTCACAATTGAGTCCGGTGCATCTTGCAAAACAGAACCAGTTTGAAACAATGGATCATTTCCCGTGTCGTTGTTGTTTCCTGCAAGTGTTACAATCTCATAAGAACTGCAGACTGTTGAAGCTGGTTCTCCATTCACGCTGAGATTGAACACCACAGATGGATCTTCCTCATGCTTGTCGATATAGATTGTAAATAGTGGAAGCATCTCTGCCTTCTCTTTTTCATAATACATTTCAATCTCGGTGTCTGTTAGCAAGTCTTTGACAATAAGATCTCTGAGCGAAACATCAACTGTATCACAAAGTCTATCAGGCTTAACAACCTTGTTTCCGTGATCTTCTTTGCCACCTATTTTTGTTTTTCTCATTTGGTTCTCCTGTTGATTCGTATTCTTTCCGTCAGTCTGTTAACGTGAAGGTGATATTCTATATCACGCTTTGGACAGTCATCTAAGTCTGGTTGGTTCTTGTACATTTCATCAGTATATACGATGACAACCTTGGATCTCTGATATCCTATACCTACACCTGGATATAAATTTGCCTTGGCATATACCGGGTCATAATCAGGAATTATTTCACAATCACAATCAATTTTTTTTGCAATAACTTCTGGAAGATTTTTTGCTAACGGTGGATTCCAACTTTGTCCATCTGGTCCAACAAGAGGTGGGTTCCAGCTTGGTCCATCTGGTCCAACATGTTTTGTGTCTCCAGCTTTGGTTGGCGACAAGACAGCATTTTTGAAATTAGATATAGTAGACCATACATACGTACATCCTTTATCTGAACCTGCTCTCCATGTAATCCTACATTGTGGAATTGGATGAAAACATTGTTTTGGTATTTTGGCACACGGTGGCTGACACGGTGGCTTTGGATTTGTAGTTACCCTTACTACAACTGGTGCAACAGTTGTAGGAGATACTGGTCCATAGCCTCCTCCTTGTACAGGAACAACTCCTCCCCATCCAGTAGCTATTCCTCCACCCCATCGTCCACAAGCACTTCCGCCACCAGCAGGTATTGGGTTACATTTTTTTGCAATAGAGCACCATGCAGTTCCAGCAGGGCAGTTTCCTGGTCCATCATTCAGAACCAGTGTCTCATATATATCCACTGTAGAGTAATTTTGATCATGCTTCATATTAACTCCTACTCAAATCCGACTTGAAGATCACCATGCTTAATAAAAAAGTTCTTATGTTTGATGATATCAATCGGCATACTTAGTTCACCATGAAACAACATGTGACCACCATGTTCTGCATCAAACAATCCAAGGTGAGTAACCGTCAACCACTTATCTGTAGCTTTATGATATACGATGTCTTTACTACTCTTCATTAAACCATCAATAGGCGAATCAAACTCAGCCAGTTCTCTTCTGTATCCTTTACCAGCTAGTTCAAATGAATTAGCTGGGTCTGCAGGGTTATCATAGAACAACGCAGCATACACTGGTTTTTTGTTGTTCCTAAAAAAGTCGTTACACAACTTGGTTTCAAGGTAATTGCTTATAAGTGCCATGTTATCTCCTTAACAGAATGTTGCTTTTCTAAGAGCAGTAAATGTACCATCTAGGTGCGGTTTCGTAAAGAAGTCTGGAATATATCCACCACTATCTTTTTCACTAAAGTCAGCAGCCTCAAAGACCATTGCGTAACCTTGCATCTGTGTTTCAAATAGCTTCTGTCTAGCGTTATCTCTAAACCCTTGCATCTGTACGGCATATAGGTTTGCTTGAGCAGAAGAAATTTTCTCTTGATTCTTACAGTCACATTTCATTTTAGCAATCTGATTATTGTTCATGTGAATCTTGTTGTTGTTGAGTGCAGTTTCATTTTTTGCATCTATAGAGATCTTCTGAGACTGTGATTTTTCAAGTGCAATTTTACTGTTTGCAGTTCTGACTGCCACACTATTGTCAACAGACATCTTAACGATTTGAGATTTATCAACATCAATTTTGCTATCCGTAGACTTACGACTAACTTCATTCTGCACACCCATTTGGATGATTTGATGATCTTCAACTTTGATTTTACTATTGCTTGTCTTGCGACTAACATCGTTTTGTACACCCATTTGAATAATCTGGTTATCTTCAACTTTGATCTTAGAGTTTGTTCCACGAACAGATACATCATCTTGAACTTGCATTTGAACAATCTGCGCTTTATCAACATCAAGCTTACTATTAGTTGTAGCCGTCTGGTTCTTACACTCACACTTCATCTTCAGTATAGATTCTTTGATCTGTTCAATCTCTTGCTCTGATTGTTTGATCTGCTGGAAGATTTGCTTATCTTGAGTTTCAATATGTACAATCTGTGCTTCGTTAACTTGAATATCAGAATGAGTCTTCAGCGTTTCAAGTGAAAGCTTTGCTCTTTGTACATAATTCTCTAATGCAAACTGATCTTTTTCCAGCTTCATTTTATGTTTTTGATATTCAACCTGCGCATCAACTAGCTTGATATCAATTTGCATCTTTGCAGACTGTAGACCAAATTGTGCAGCTTGTGCCATAGAGCCTTCGAGAGCTTTAGCATAAACCTCTCCAGCTGCACCCTCCGTAAGCTCACCCTTAGTCTTTGAGTCATCAATGTGGAGTCTTGCTAGTTTAAGAAAAGAACCAAGATGACCACCATCTGCAAGTGTCTGGGCACCAACAACGTCTTTAAATTCTACTTTATGACACTTATCGTAGCAGGTATCTTCTTCTTCGATATCGTCTATTGGTTTATCTGACATATACAAATCTCCTTCAAAATATAAGAGAACCAATCCCGAAGGATTGACTCTATATACCTTGTATTATATCAGATATTTTAGATCAATGATTCGATAGATGAATCACGGATTAGCTGACGTTTTGCAATCGTTTCTCTCTCGTCTGCTGTAAGTGGTGCCAATACTTGAATAATATACTTTGGAACAGTCTCATGACGAATAGCGTTACCCTCTTCATCTTGAATTGATCTTGCGACCATCATTCCCTGTAGGTTGTTCAATGCACCTTGTCTTACGTGCCAAGGAGATCCACATACAAATCTATCTGTATAGTGTCCACCAAGTCTACTTCCCCATGTCGAGTAGTGTACTTGAGTTGGGATAGTTGTCTGGTTCTTATCATTTTCGGTAATTAGAACTCTTCTCAGTGGCATCATTGTGTCTCTGTGAATCTGTCTAAGTTGTGCTCTTGTTGGCTTCTTTGCCGCAGCAGCTTTGATTTTTTCTTCCATAGTTTCTGGAGAAATATCTAACCACTCATCAAGATCTTCTTCGTCTACTTCACTAAGTCCCTCAACATCGATGCTGGACTCTTCCATCAAATCACCAGCTTCCTGGATAGCTTTGTATATTTCAGCCTTAGTTGGCTTGCTGACGTTCTTCGAATCAACGTCTATATTGTTTCTCTCACAGTAAGCGATAAGTTCTTTGTTGGTCATTTTAAGTAGTTCTTCGTTCATAATTTTTCCTTTGTGTCGGGTTTGTTTCTACCATAATTGGTTTGTTATCAAATTGCCGCTAGGGGTAAATAGAACCAGAGAGTCTGGTTCTAAGATCGTGATTGTAGTGTCAACCTTGTGTTTGTCAACGACACGAATGTCGTTGACAAGATTGCTTAGGCAACTTTCATTGAACAAGCAATTTGTCTGATCCACTCTGGGTGAAGATACATCATACCAAAGTACCAAGAGATAGAAACTGCACCCTTCTTACCGTATACATCATTCCATGCATCAGCTTTAGGCATAATAGTTGTTACTCTCGCAACATCACCTTCGAAACCAACAGTTGCGAATGATCCAGATCCGATGAATAGGATTGGGAATACATCAACTTTACCGTTAGTAGTGTATACATCTGTAGATGTAGACGCTTTACCTTGACCTGCGTAAGCTGGCATTTCTTCAACTTCGATAAATCTGAATGGCCCGATACGTCCGATTTCATCCATTGCAATTGTTCCTGCAGCAGCGTAATCTTCAACAGCTGTCCAAACATTTTTACCTTTGTGCTCCATATCTTCAAGAGTAGGAAGTGCTTCCATACCAACATAAACATATCTTGCTTTACCAACTGTAGCTGTACCATACTTAGTAGAACCATCAATTAGTTTAGTTGACTTAGGACATCTAGCATCTTTAAGATCTTTGTCCATCATTCTCAAGTCTTTAAACGTAAGCTGAGAAGCTGCTGTATCATCGATATCAGCGATTGTAGCTGCACCACCTGCAAGTACTCTGTTTTGCTCTGATTGACCAATTAGTGCATTACGGATCTGTGCTTCACGTACATCACCTTGTGCTTCACCAATGTTCTTAGAGTATCTAGCCAATAGACCTTTTTCAGTATCCATTTCTAATGAACGCTTAGTGAATGACATATAGAAACCAAACTCAGCAACTTTTGCTTCGATTACAAGTCTCTTCATACCAACTCTGTTAACCATTCCACCCTCTTCAGTAAGAACTGGGAAAGAACCATTTTGAACAGCGATATCTTTAGAACCACCGAACAAATTACCATCACCAGTTTTGATCTGACCAACAGTACCAGGAGTTGCATTAACCACACCATTTGCACCAGCAGCAGTAACAGCAGCAGCTTTAGTAGCATAAGGGTTAGCAGGAGCCGGAGTTCCGTTAGCTAAAAATGCATCATAAGTGATTTTTGTATCAACAGCAGCTTGAGCTAAAGCTTGAGTTGTAAACGCTTGGTTTGCACCTGTACCGTTTAGTTTATCAACAGTAGCACCAGTTACAATTCTTGTGATTCCGTCACCTTCAAATGCGTACCAGTAAGTAGCACCAGTCTTAGGATCTCTACCATTCATTGTAAGACCACCAGCATCGATACCTTGATCGTTGATGTTTCTCTTATCAAGAATTGGAAGTTCGTGATACTTAACAATAGTATCTCCGTAGTGCTTCGGTTGAGTTAGTCTGTCACCTAGTTGAGAAAATGTCTTAATTTTCTTTGCTTCGATTACAGCCGCTCTCGACCAAAATTTATCATTAATCTGTCTACCGATTGTAGAGTTGTCTGGTGATACTGGATAACCACCTTTATTAAACTTCATTGCCATAATAGCTTCCTTGTTTGTTTGTTATCAGTTATAAATCATACTGTCTAAATAGGCAGAAAATTCATCGTCTGATAGTTTAGCCGGATCAAAATCGTTAGATTTCTTTTGAGATCTCGGTTTCTTTTTGCTGACTGATGCAGCTCTTTTACGACCTGCATCAGCTTCAGCATTACGCTTGTTGACTTTTTGGCTATATGCTTTTTCCTGCTTGATTCTTTCAATTTCAGCTTGAATTTCTTCTTCAGAGAACTGAGCCTCTTCGCTTCCGTATCCATTGTCTGGCAGTTGTTCTTGAGTTGCTTCTGGTTGTTGTACTCCCTGCGCTTGCTGTTGTTGCAAGAACTGTTTATACTCCAACTCAAGCTCGTGTGCTGCTGAACGATATTGTTCGATAGCCTTCATAGAACCATAGGTTCCATCAGAATCGACCATACGCTTCTGAGCAATACGCTCTTGAACCATGTCATATACACCCGTACTCAAGTGCTTTACTAAATCCGCAGAGTTCTTTGGATCTTCTAGCAACTCGATTACACTTTCGTCATCCCAGTCTGCACTAATTACTTTTTCAACCTGCTCTTTAACACCATGTTGGGTTGCAGAGTCGATCACATCGCCATACGCCATTTCCATATCAGTTGGAAGTACGCTTTTTGATTTGTAATCAATGTTCTCCATGTCTAATTCGACAGGATCAATTTCGGCATTTAAAATAAGTTTTTTAATCGCTTCTTTGTCACCTTCCATAGCATTGACCATGAGATTGAACTTCTCTGGGTTATCCAGGAAACCTTTCTCTTCCAGTGTGCTTGTAAATGGACGGTACTTTTTGAAAGCTTTCATCTTATCATCAAAACCAACAGCTTTTTGTAATGCCTGAACGATCTTCTTAGGATCACTCGGTGCTCGCATGGTTTTTCCACCTGCTACAAATTCACCAGTTGTTTGATTGAAAAAATCTTCAAACTTTTCCTTCTCAGCCATTGCCTCTTCGTAAGCTTTCTTGTAATCAATCTTTTCTTCAGTCGTCATGGCATCAGGATCTTTGATGTCAGCGGATTCCTCTTCTTCTGGCTCAGAACCAGCTTCTACAGAATCGTCTTCATTACTCTCGGATGAATTATTGTCATCACCCTCTTCTTCCGCATGAGTGTTTTCCTCATCCCGATCATCATCATTCTCTTCTGGATTGCTATCAGTATCATCAAAAAAATCGTCATTTTCTTGGTTCGTGTCTGTTGCTTCTTCTTCAGAGTCAGTGTCAGTTTCGGTCTGATCAGTGTCCTCAAAGTTGGCAGTCTCAACTGCATCAACATCATCTATATTATCTAGTAGGTCTTCAAACTCTTCATCGCTTAGTTTATCGTAATCTACGTCAGCCATCGATTACTCCTTAGATGCATCAGCATCATCGTACAGTTCACTAGGATTATCTGCAAAGTATTTTGTTACTTGCTTTCTGTAAGCCTCTTCTTCTGCGATTTGATCCGGAGCCATTTCAGCGTTTTGTCCCAATACACCAAAGTACTGTTTCAAGTTTCTGATTGAATTAAGTTTGTCATGGATATTTTCCATCACATCTCTTTTCAGTGTGCTTGGTTCTACTAATACTTCAAACAATCTCTTGGCTTCGTCACCGAGATATCCGTCAAGGATAATCGTTTGGAAATCTTCGTTCTCTTCAAGTCTTCGCACTGCTTCTGCTTTTTCGATATTAAGCTTAAGTGCCTCTAGTCTATCATCTACCTGGTTAAGTTGTTTCGTTAGGTTTGAAGTTTGTACTTCCATTGCCCATCCTTGTAATGTGTGGATACCTCTCGGCATTGCCTTTAATGTTGAATACAGCTTTTTAAGCCATCAGTTTCTACTGGGCTATTCACAATTATATCATAAATTTAATTTATGTATTTCTTATCCTTGCTGTGGAGGATTAAGTAGCTGGTGAAGCTGTTGCATTCTTTGATCAGTTTCAGCCATAATATTCTTAGATTGCTCTGTGACTGGAGAGTTCATTCTTTCTACAGCAGAACCAGGCAACATCTGCTTCATTGGACGATTGCCTCCTGCTTCTTGACCAGAAATTTCTTTACGTTTTTGAAGAAATCTCTTTGCAGCTTCAGCCTTCACTTGTGGTGGAAGAGGTAATTGATCAAGTGTTGCATTGATTTGTTCATCACCAGCACCCTGCATTGACGCTTCAAGCAATTTAGTTGAGATGTCTTCAGCTTGTGTCTCGGCAGCAGCGTTTGCATTTTCAGCTTGCATTCCTAGACCATTTTGAGCTTCTTTTCTTGCATTGATAGCATTGTTTTCTGCTTCTGCCATTGCTGCAAATTCACCCGGTATAAAACCTCTCTGTGCAAACATACGTGTAGCGTCAAGCTTTCCTGCTCGTGATCCCTCAGCAATACCGATAGCCTTGGCTTCAGAGATTTGATCTATAAAGTCTTGCTCTTCTCTAAGCTTTGCTTCTCTGCCTTCGAGAATTTCATTCGCTTTGATTTCAGCCATACTATTAGCTTCTGATTCCAGTTGTGCTCTTTCTCCAGCTTGTGCTTGAGATAATCTTCTATATGTAGGTGTACTCATAATTATATCCTTCCGTTTACATCGCCCTTGGCGTTTTGCATTCTTGTCATAGCTTTATCTCCAAGTTCTCTTGCCTTCATGTCTGCAATGGTTAAGTCCTTGTCTGCATTCATACTAGCGATCCCTGCAGTTTCAATACTCTTAAGTGAATCTGATCTTTCTTTCATTGATAGTTTCAGCTGGTCAAGTTCCTGCTTGTGCTTCTGGCGCAACATTTCAATTTCTTGATCGTTCATCCATTGTGCTTCTTTGTCATCAATCTCTTCTTGTCTTACGGTTCCGTCAGCCATACGAACAAAGTTGAGTTTAGCCATATCAGACTCTTGCTCAATCTTGTCAGCTTGTGCATTTTTGAGTCTAGTGTTTGCTTGATTTTCATCAACCTCGGACAACAAGTTCTGTGCAGTTCTGCTTTCACGTTCTTCAATTTTGCTGTCTTCAGATTCAATTTGTTTAGCAATATTTGCAATTTCCATTTTAAGTTTCTGGTTCTTGAGTAATTCATTCTCAAGTTGCATCTTCTTCATTTCTTGCTCGACAGGATCAACTGGTGGTTCAAACTCTAAAACTTCTTTTGCAAGATCTGGCTCTTTCCATAGTTTAGCGATACGAGCATAAATGATTTTTGATAAATTTGGATGCATGGATGCTGCATTTGTCTGCATCAACATATTAAGCTTCTCAGCTTTTTCGTTGTCTTTTTCTGGAGTAGATACATCTACAATAAGATCAAACTCACCACGCAAATCTTCTCTTCTGACAGATACGAATTCTTCATTGGTGATTCTTACAACCTCTTCTTCTTCAAGAAATGATTGGTTCATTATGATATCTTTCATCGCAAGATCTTTGAACAGTTGTTCAGATAGTCTTCTGAGGATTGATAATTCTCTTTTTGCCGTAGCATCAAGTGTAGATCTAATTCCAGCAGCAACAGAACCAAGTGATTGACTTCCAAGACCTTGAGAGAATGACTTTGTACCAGACATAGACTCTGCATCATTTTGATGATACTGAATCATGTCAAAGATTGCTTTAGGAACTGGATCAACAGTAGTCTTGAATATTGCAGTGGCAGGATTCATTCCATGTCTGAAGTAAACAGTTTTACCTGAACGATAGTTGTCTTTCTGAGAAGGACCAGCAAAGAACTGCTCATCGATAAACTCTTGACCAACAGCTTGTGTTGAAGTTATATCGTGTGCTGCTCTCATCATTTTACCGACAGACTCTTGGTTCTCGATTAGTAGTTCACCATCTGGCTCTCCATAAACTTCACCCTCTTTTGGCATATACTTCGCAATAGAGAACGGAAGTCCATCAAAAGGGAATGGGCTCAACTCCATACGGATTAAGACCTTATCTACCCAAGTCGCAACAATAGGCTCAACAGAACCATCACCATCTATATCCCAGTATCCCCAGTATTCATAAGCTCTGAGTTTTTTACGAGGCTTGTCTTTAAATGTAAAGTTAGTCTTGTCTGTTTTACCAGTGGAGTCGTAGTCGTCATAATGAACCTCTCCGTTTTCTTGATCACTAACATTTAGCTTCTTGAGGTTTTTGTAGATACCAGTTTCGTTACCATCTTCATCTACAGAAAACTTCTGATCATTCAGTGTGGCCATATCTGTATCATACTCATGCACAACGAATCGTAAATCTTTGGTCTGCTTTGCCGTTGGATCAATTACAACATTTTTGAGATCACAAACTTCATGAGTAGGATTGTTCTTTGTGAGAACTTTTTTGTCCTCTTGAATAATCTTTGTCCCAATTTGCATTGGTTCTCCAGATTGCATCTTTTGTTGCATTTCTTCTTGCGACATCTTTCCAGCTTGAACCATCTTTTGCATCATCTGCAGTGATTGCTCAGGGCTTCCGAATACTGGAACCTCTTTATCTACTGAAATAAGTTCTTCTTTGACTTCCCATCCAGTCTTGACGATAACCGTACCTTTGTCCACAATACATCTTACTGCATCACCAACAAATTCTACTTTATCGATTTTAGTAGTCCACTGCCAATTCAGAACCAGCTCATTCTGTTCTGCTGCAGGTCTATCTTCAAATGTTCTAGGCTTAATCCTAAACATTTCCTCTGTATTAAGGAAAGGCTCTTCGAGGGCAGGGTATTTCCACTCTGCTTGTTTACGAATAAGCTTAGGTCTAACTTTACTTTTACCCTTCTCTACATTGATTGGCTTACCACCATCCATATTAACTTCATACTCATCGAGTTTTGTAATTAATGTTGAATGGTCTTCTTGTGCAGCCTTGTAGTCGGAATATAAGTCATCAAAACTAGGTTCGTTTTCCCAGTCAGTTAATGGTGCTGGTCTTGAAGGATCAAAATCCTCCACTTCGTTTTCTTCTTTCATGACTTATAATCCTGTTATTTGTTGTTTTCGTTATCTACAGCTTGTTTCATAGCAGCAATTCTTGCATCTATATCTTGTTGCATTGATTCGATACTTTCTTCCGGCTCGTCATCTGCAATTGTTGCATCCAGATGCTCGTTCTTCATGACATAATCAGAACTTGATACTGGAACATCAACATCTGAAGGGCATGTGCCAGTACTAGCTTTCCCATCATCTTTGAAGTCTTTCCAATCCATAGCTTGATCCGAACATTCTCCGTGTTTACAAGTATCAGCCTTCTTCAAGGTTCTTGCTTGTGGAGATTTTCTTTGATCATCTATTCCAGAAAACGCATCTCCATAGATTGATGCAGGATTTGTTGGTTGCCCGGAATATAACAATGCAAGTTCTTCGAATAAGATCTCACCCTCAGCATAGCTGATTTTGGTATCTTTCCCTCCAAGGCTAATTGTTATATCAACTTTAATCATTATGGTGCCTTTGTTCCTGCAGTAGGGTTAGTAACTGGTGTTACTGGTGCTGGTTTAGCTGCTGGTTTAGTTGCCGCTGCTGGTGTCTTAGTAGTAGAACCACCTGCTGCTTTTTCAAGTGCTTCAATTCTAAGTGTCAATAGTCCCAAGTCTTCTCTGATTCCGTCTGCTGATTGTCCGTATAAAGCCATGTTGTGTCCTTTGTTATTTTTGTATGTGTTTATTATATCAGAATTTATAAATAAATCCCGATACAAAGTTGTATTATTAAACCGCTTCTGTTAGTTTTTCAATCCAGAACGCACCTGCACTTGCTTCGTCAGTTGCACCATTTGCTCTATATTTAATCAGAACCAGGTTGCTTCTCTTGGTGTCTTCAACATAGAAATCATCATCTTTAGTGAAGTCAAAGTGAGGAATCTGTTTGAAGGTTGCGATACACTCTGCTCTTGTAATCGATGTCCATAGTTTTACTGTACCGATAACAGTAGTTCTGAATTCTCTGATCATCTTTTCAGTCAAATGTTTTGCACCATACAAGTTCATAATCTTACCAAGTTGCTCTGCTGTTGGAGGTGTTGCATCAATGTCAGCAACAGTTGCTACATCGTTAGGCTTTAGTGCAGATAGATCTCTCTGTACCCACTGTCCCCATGCTGTACCATCAAATGCTCTTGTGTAAAATCTTGCATCATTAATGTCCATAAACTCTTGATAGATCTTGTTCGACAATGCTGGATCAGAAAATACTTTTAAGATACCAAGAGAACCATCTTCAGGATAATGAAGTGCGATTGTTCCTGCATCTGCTTTAGTAGCATTTCCGTAATAACCTTCAGTCTTGAATGTATCAAGGTTGATGGCTTTAGCAAGAGGATTTGGATTAGTAAAACTTGAGCCCATTGGCACAACACCATCGGCTCCCTTTGCTCCATCAGCTCCTTTAGCTCCTGCAGGTCCAGTTGCACCAGCAGCTCCGGCCTTACCTGGCGCACCAGCCGTTCCTTGTGGTCCGGGAACAGTTGAGGCAGGACCTACAGCTCCGACAGCTCCAGCTGGTCCTGTTGCACCTGCGGCACCTGCTGTACCAGCGTCACCTTTTGGTCCAGCAACACCTTGGATACCCTGAGTTCCATTATGTCCAGGATCTCCCTTTGGTCCTTGCGGTCCAGTAGCTCCGGGTGCTCCATCTTTACCAGCATCTCCCTTATCGCCTTTTGGTCCTTGACCAGGTGCTCCTCCACCAGCATTCTTTAGTTTGTCTTCTAATCTGCTTACTCTTCCGTCTAACCATTCTTCATTCTGTCCATATAAACCCATGTTAATTCCTTATACTATTTCTGTAATTAAACCGTTAACAACGGTAACTGTTTTGCTGTCTGCTGTCTTGAATGTTCCACTTGCACCACCCCAAATAGTTTGAGTGCCTACTGTTCTCCCTGCTCTAAATTCACCTTTTTCATTGATGGCAAAAATAGACTTAGTTGGAACGGCACCGGGAATATCATTTGGAACGATGATCGCAAGTTCGTTCTGGTTCTGAATAAAGTAAGTACCAGGCTTGTCAACATGAGAACCAGTGATGTCTTGTTCCATGATGTTCTTTCTAACTCTGTACACAAAGTCAGGGTTCAGTTCATCTAGGTCGATATCTCTGTTCACTTCAAGGTGATCAAGTTTTGCTTGGTCTGCAGGATTCAGCGATGCTCCACCACCAGCAGGTCCTTGTGGTCCAGTCGGTCCTTGAGGTCCAATAGCTCCTTGAGCACCAGTTAATCCAGTGTCACCTTTAGCTCCAGTAGCTCCGGTAGGGCCACCTTGTCCAACAGGTCCAGCAGGTCCTTGTTTTCCATCTTCACCCTTGAAAGAACCAATGTCAAACCAACTTGCTCCTGAAATATCATGTGGAGGATTTGGATTTGAGAATGAGAACAAATGATTTAAGACATTACCAGCTGAATCATGAAGAACCAAGTGAGTTTCTCCAAGACTAGGATTAGGATTGTTCTGCTCTAGCTGAGTGAAGGTATCGTATGTTTTACCCATATATAGACCATCACCAGTCTTACCAGTATCACCCTTATCTCCCTTGTTACCTTGGTTTCCCTGAGGTCCAGTTGGTCCTGCAGGTCCAGTGATACCAGAGTTACCTTGAATTCCTTCGTTACCCTTGACACCTTCTGGTCCAATAGGTCCTCTGATTTGACCAAAGTTTACCCACTTGTTATCTTCAAAGACATAGCCATCACCAGTTACACCAGGAACAGATGCAGTAGGATCATCATTTTTAGCAATCCAAATATCACCTTTTGATGGGTTGTTGATTGCAAGAATGTTATCAATATCTCTTGTACCAATAATTGTACCTGCTAAACCAGTCGCACCTCTATCTCCGGTGTTACCCTTGTGTCCTTCATGACCTCTCTCGCCAGTAGAACCTTTTGGTCCCCTTGGTCCGATATCGCCCTTACTTCCTTGTGGTCCATTTTTACCAGTTGCTCCACGCATACCAGTTGCACCATCTGTACCAGAGAAGCCTCTTGGACCTCTATCACATGGAATTACATTTGGGTTTACCGGACTTAATTTGTGCTTATCTTTTTTTGTTAACATATTTGTTCCTTTATTTTATACTTCCGTTTGTTTTTCCAGTATTAGAACCAGATGTTAAAAAACGCTTACCAGAAATGGCATCGCCAGGATGACCTCCGCCATTGCCTCCAGCTTTACCCCATCTACCACCATTTCCTCCAGCAGTTCCTCTTGAGCCGGGCTTACCAGTTGAGCCACGCCCACCAGTTTTACCCTTTCCTCCTCTGTATCCATAATATCTAGTACCATTTAATACAGCTGAATTAATACTACCAAGAGAACCAGCTTTTCCATTTGATCCTCCTCTTCCTGATGTTCCAGATTTTCCAGGTGTTCCATCAGTTCTTGTGGTTGTAAAGCTTTGACCAACTCCACCAATACCACCAGCACCACCATTGCCTCCTGAACCACCAGCTCCACCAGCACCTCCAGCACCTCCATTTCCACCAGGTATGTTGTGATACTTTGTGGTTGTCCCGACAGTAACAGAACCAGCGGTCATAATGGTTATGACACCATTCCATCCGCCACCACCTGCACCTCCACCATGAGCCCTTGCCCCACAAGGGAATGTTGCTGGATGGAAGGAAGGTCTTTTTCTTCTAAGAATACATTTTGTTTGTCCACAAGGTGATCGAAGGAGAGACTGTAGTGTTCCTCCCATATTACAACCCTTAGTAGTAAGTGACCAACCATATTTTGTTTCCCCGTGACGAAAAGAGAAGTTAGCTGGCCAACTTACAACTTTTGGTACAGTGTACGAAACCTTCTTAGTTCCAGCATTAGCACCTCTAGCTCCAGTTGATCCTTTACTTCCAGATGCTCCACGCCCACCTGCACTACCATTCTTTCCGTTACCACCAGTACCACGTATCCATCCATTATTTATAAGAGTCATCTTTGATGTAACATGCAACGCGGTGTGACCAATACTGGTTCCTCTTAATTCACCTTTTGGTCCGTTGATAAATGTAACTTCAAGACCAGACAAGTTTCCACTTTCCATGCTTGGTTGTACTCTATCGTTGACAACAGCAATTTGCTTCACGTTTTTAGGATTGTGTGCATTGATATAAGATCTAAGATTAAAGGTTTTGCTTTGCTGTCCGAGATTAATCGTAAGCATTCTTTGCCAAACCAATACTCGGTTCATATATACAAAGTCAATCACTTTTCCACCGTTAGATCTAACGTCTTGAATATCCACCTTTTTTGAATTGACTAAGATTTGCATTATGCGTTGCTCCCATCATTTGTTAAATACAATGTAGAACCAGATAATCTCATCTTAACTGTTCCACCTTTTGAATTCGATGCGTAATTGTGTGCTTCAATCTTCTTTGCAAGTGCAGCACTCAAACCATTTACGTCAGACATTGGGTGTTTGTGTTTAGCTTTTGCAAAATATGCTGAAGTTTTACCATCAAGCTTATCTGCATCTAATCCAGAACCAGCGCCATCAACTCTCTTGATCATCTCAAGAAGCTCTTTGTCTGTATATGTATCACCTCTGTCGCCTTTGTCTCCCTTTGGTCCTACTGGACCTCGGACACCACGAGGTCCTGTAGCTCCTGTAGCTCCGGTAGCTCCGGTAGCACCAATTTGACCATCAATACCATCTGCACCGTTGATACCGTGAGAACCGTGTGGACCTTGATGACCTCTTGGACCTCTAATTGGACCAACATTTTCCCACAAAATAGCCGGAACAACTTCAGCACAAACATATCCATCACCAGCCACTCCCGGAATTGAAGATGTATGGTCTGTGTTGTTTGCAATCCACATGTCACCAACTTGAGGACTTGGTAATGAAAGTATATGAGTAATAGAATGTGTACCTTTAATAACTACACCCGTTCCATCAGTTCCATCCACACCATTGACTCCAGCAGGTCCATCTAGTCCTCTTGGTCCAGTAGCACCTCTTGGTCCTTCTGTACCAGCAACACCGTCTTTACCGTTGGTTCCGTTGATACCATCGACACCGTTTACTCCATCGTTACCATCGTTACCATCGAGTCCTGCAATACCTTGTAGTCCGACTTCACCCTTCTGTCCTCTTGGTCCATCTTGACCATCAGTACCATCGATTCCATCATTACCGTCAACACCATGTCTTCCGTCTTGACCATCTTTACCGTCAGTACCATTTCGACCAGGTTGACCGATACCTTCTCTCCACAGAGTAGGATCATCAATGAACTCTCCGATATTGCTTGTTTCGACCATACTACCGTTGGCAATCTTTACTACGATACGAAGATCACCTGGAATTGAATTTGCTTCTGGTTGGTCTATGATTACCATCGACTCTACTGGTACATCAAAGATGCCTACTGCATCTCTTCCTTTGAAGAAATAATTGGGATTACGTTGCATTGTGTGCATCCTTTTTTTGGAAATATATTTGTTTTATTATACTATGTTTCTGGTTCTAATTTTACCAAGACCCTTATGGCTTGACAATCTCTCTGGCTTCAAAATACAATCTGTCTTCAAGTACATCTGGAAAACCGATTACAGCTTTGTCCTTTAGAAGTATCACGACTGCTGGATCTGGTGTCGGTGTTGGAACGTATCCTTGCAACACATCATTGATGTAATACTTGAATTTAGGAGTCGTTGTCTTATCGTAAGTAAGCTTTCTTCTTTCGTTCTTGTCTACTTTTGGTGCACCAGTTGGCTTACCGTGAGCATTGAGAGGCTTAAGAGAACCATACACTCTCTCTTCAATTGTGTAGGCATCAATGTCTGGTTTCCACCCCGTGTTAGTATGTCCATGCTGAACGTGTTGACGATTTGTGATGACAACCTTTGGTATGCCATACTGATCTAGCTCGAAGAGTGAAGTTTGCACTCCCTCCTCAACGTCCATCGTTCTGCCTAGTGGTATTTTTACGAATTCTAATCCCATCTTGTCTCCTTAGATTGGTAAGAAGACTTTAACAGTCTTCGTCTTTAGGTCTGCTATTGCTTTTTTGACCGCAGGTTTATTCAAGTCTGGTGCTTTATTTCTCCACGCTTGAATAGGTTTCTTAGGATCGATAGCATGAGCAGCTTTAGATGCTTCATACACCGGGTTATCAAGATACAAACTTGTTCGACCTATTGAATCTCCTTTTGAGAATGCAATCAGTATTGACTCAACAGCTAATGCAGTCAAATTGTTGTCACGATAGTTCGCATCAATTGTATTAATGTTTCCATCTCTTGCTGTTGCTGTTCCTGCATAATCTGTGATGTTTTTATTTCCATAAATTCTAACACTATGTCCTACATTTTGTAGGTGCTGATGTGGACCAGATAAAAGAAGTACACCAATTGTGGGAATCTTTCCAGTTATCTTTGGCATGTTTCCTATCTCAAATAATAAGATGTTTGGAAACAAATGAATATCAGGAATTGCTCCAGCTATGTTTGGAAGATCATACAATCCATACTCTTTCAGTGAAGCCTTAGAACCAGTTAACACTGGGAGTGCAGATTTTGTTCCACCCTCATGACCAATTGTTGACTGACCTACGTACAGTATATTTAGGCTATTAGATGCTAGATTAGGGAATCCACCATCAAGAGCAAGTTCTGCTGTGCGATCTAATGCATGTGGTCTAATACCTGCTAGAGAAATCTCTTTCAATGCAGGAAGAGGCTTCTTGAATGTACCAGTGACACCCTTACATCCGATGAGCTTAAATTGAAACAAGTTCGGTGTTGTTGTAAAGTCACACATTGTTCCTATTCTTTGGTTTGTACCGCGACCCCAACCATCAAGATCTATGTGTGTCATCTTGTATCCATTGAACACAGATATGTCAACTATAATTGATGGAGAATCTCTCAGGCTTAATTTCTTTAGATTCACAAGTCTCTTCATCATAGCATCAGACCATATTCCTAGTGGCGCATGATATGCAACTCCATTGGCTACTGATTCATCAGTAGAAAAAGATTCAAGCGTTGTTGGAAAGTGAGCTGGTATCAACTTGCCTTCACATTGCGCTGGATAAGACAGAACCAGTTTTTTAATTGGTGCCTTAGACCAGTCTGGAATATATTGATATTCTTTTGTAATTGGATCTCTATACGGGTTTGCAAAAAAAGCAAGATTCACATCTTCCAAATCTGGATTATTTTTGAACAGAGGCAGTTCACTTCCGAATGGTTCTGGAAAAGGTTTCCCTGGTTTATTTTTTGCCCACCATTTTTTGTGAGCACCAATATTGTTAGGACACCATGCAACACGAATTGACTTTAGTTTTGGATTCTTGTCGAAGCCAGGAAGACCAAACACACTTGTTGGATTTAATACCCCTCCATTTGAATATCCCATAGAGAAGCTTTCCAGTAAAGGGCAATCGTCTGTTGTTGGCATGTGACCTATTAAGCCTCTTGCATCCCATGTATTGAAGTGTTTAAGCTTAGACAGACCCTTAAGAATGAACTCCCAAGTTTGCTCTTTAGGAACAGCTCCGGGACCAATATTTAAACCATAAATCTCAAGAGACTCTATTTGAGGAGGAAACGTCATTGTTGAACAGTGTATCTGATCCAACTTGATCTCCTTTAGGGCAGGATTTGTAGCTCCACTCATGTCCCAGTCTTCACCGAACTCTCTCATCCATGCTATTCCACCGCCATGACGAGTCGGTTTATCAATCTCAACAATTTTATTTGTCCATGTATTCTTAGGAAATGGTCCTTGGAAACTTGCTTTTCTGAGCATGATTGTATTAAGGTTTGGAAACAAAGTTAAGTCTGGGAATCCACCGATAAATGAATCAGGACTTGCATTGTTAAAGATTCTAAACCCGATTACGAGTCTTGCATCTTCAAACGTACATACAATATCACCATCATTAAGTGCGTTGTTTACCGTAGGGCCTTGCCAATTGGTCCCTGGGCTTGGTTGGATTAAGTACTGAATTCCGTTGACCTTGATCTTAGTCGCTACACTTACATTGAATATTACTTTACTTTGTGCGATACCTTTTTTTGCTGTAAGTCTAAGTTCTGACTTGTATGCTCTCGACAACATATCATACATAGAAGATGATTCCTCTGTACATGGATAGTATCGTGTTGCATTAGGTATTGGATTCTTTGGATCTTTAGGTTTCCACCCTCCACTATTCAGAATATATTGTGCAAAGAATTCAGCATTATCATCAAACTTCTTAAGCAATGCTCCGTTTGCAGAAGATGGTCCAGCGATAGTAATAATATTGCTTACTTCTTTCTTCTCGATGAAGAAATCTGTTTGTGCTGGTACAACCTCTGAAACATGCTGCTTCTTTGTGTGATCATAATATATGATTGATGTATCAAAATACTCAACTTCAAATGCACCAAGTGGTCGCTTTGCATCATGAGCCATAATGATTGCATCAATTGGTTCTTTTAAACTTGCATAGAAAACTAACTCTGTTGCTCCTGCTTCAAGAATAATAGGAAAATCATACATGCTTGAGAACTCACCAGATATTTTTGCTTTACCTGCTGAATATCCATTGAAGAGAATTTCATTTTTATACTGAAAGTGTGGTGAACCTGGCTTATCATTTACATGATGTCTATCAAATTCAAAAGTAACAAGAATTAGTGTGTCTACTGCTACTGGCTTAGGAATTTGCATTTTTAATGTTAATGGTGTAAAGTCCGTAAGATTGTTGTGCACCACAATATGTGGACCAGCTGTTGGAGAGTGTTCCACTAAAGTACCTTTAATAAGATACGTTGTAGACAAGGATGCACCCTTTTTCCCACGTTTATTTTTAATTGGTATACCAAGTCTAGTATCACTTTTCACTGTCTGGTTAGGATTAAGAACCAGCTCACCACACTTAATCAATCGACCAGACATATCTCTTCCGGTATATAAATCTACTGGTGTGTTACCTGTAGCCAAGTTCTCGTAGAACCTGGTTCCTTTTAAACGTAAGTCTTCTATTGGTGTTTTTGCCATTATGGTTTTACCTTTCTTCCTGTCTTCACTTTCGCAAAGTTGTATCTAATTAGTAGACCAAACTGATCTGCTGCATCACATACCAATATTTTTCCAAGGTATGCTCGTGTTACTGGTTTAGAACCAAGGTTACAAACTAACATATCTCCGGTTCCTATTTTAGCTTTTGCCATATCGAACTCCTTAAACTATGATGTAAAGTGTCTTAGCATCAGGCTTTGCAATTGCATCATAGTCATGCTGAGACAATGAAACCATGTTGATTACTTGAGCCGAAGATGGAACCAATGCAACATCAGACTTCACGTATTTAGATAGGTTTGGTGCAGATGGTATCGAAGGCTTATTTTTGATAAATGCTTTACTTGTTGCTGTCTTCTCATCCCAGTCAGATTGCACTTGTGCAGGTTGAGGTACAGGAATAGTTGGCTTGTTCTTGATGAACGCCTTGCTTGTTGTAGCCTTCTCTGTCCAGTCTGCATTGACTTGAGGAGGATTAGTAACAATGTTCGGCTTGTTCTTGATATAATCATCTGAATGTGTATTGGCTTGGTTCCAATCGGATTGAACATTGGCATCACCTTTACCTGGTGCTAATTCGATAAGCTTTACTCCATCGCTGGTATAAATTTTTCCATCAGCCATGTTAAAAGCAAGTTCTCTTACTCCAAGTTTTGCCAAAGGTGGTTTATTTCCTGCGTGGTCTGATCCTAGAAATTTAGGTATAGTCATGTTATTTCCTTTTACTTTTGTAATTACTTATTCATATTATATCTATTTATTTGACGTTTTGTTTGTAGTACAGAGCTGTTAAGCCAAGAACAACTCTGCTTCTTTTTGTCGTCTTGCAACAAGCCCACGATTTACTTTACCATTTACATGTGTCCATTTGGCAAACTCTCTGTCTGCATCTTTTATCTTTCCATGATTAAATTTTCGTAAAAGTGTTGAATTCTTCAGAGAACCAACACCCAGATTATAAGTAAATGAAACGAGTGCATCGAATTCATTTTGTGTCATGGCAACTTGAACATAATGATTGACAGCTTTACCATAGATGGCATCAACTTGGCTTCTGAGCAAGTAAGTAGCTGTATGTTCACTGATTGATGGATCAGTCAATTCAACGCCTCTATTGTGGTAGTGTGTGGTTCCATAGCCAATAGTTGGAATAAGTGCTTGGTCAAGATACGGTCTTGACATGAAGCCTTCAAATTCTTTGATTAACTCTAGTCCCTTGTCGCTGATTTTCATGCTTTGTCCTTATATAGGTCGTATATGATTTGTGGTGTATTCCTAGAACCAGACAGATTTCTTGCTCTTGGTTCATCGAGTCTCTTGAGTATGTTGGCAACAACCTCTGAACAGAAGAACTTGTTGGGGTCTTGAATGAATGGTATGTTTAACATACTTCCAAACAATGCACCAAGATAGTCATACATGTTGTCATGGTTGATCTGGTTCACATATTCGATTGTCTCGTGCCAGTGCTTTTCACTGACTTCAACTTCAATGTAGTCATACTTCTCTTTGTGTTTCTCCGGTACATAACGTCTTGCAACAACACCCTGACCGATAAGAGCTGTAACCCATACTGTGCCAAGGATAATCTCTACATGACTGTAGTGTGGGCTTCTAGTTACCCATCTGATGAACTTAGATACGTTGCTTTTGCCGTCTTTGTAAAATGCTAATGTAACCTTCATGTTTTAACCGCCTCATATAAAAATGCAAAAAATATTGCAAACTCTAAAAAATAAACTGTCATATCAATTACCATTACTGATCCTTGTCTTTATTTTTTGATAACATTTTTTGTCTACTAATTTCAAGAAT